ATATTATTTACAATATATTCAACAGACTTGATAGATATAGTTGAAATAAGAAACTTTATGACTGATGAATTTAGAAGGATGGACGACTCAGCTAGGGATATAAACGATTGGGCGGGCCTCTCAGACAAGTTTAAATTCCACAGTATCATAGTTGCCGATATCTCCCCCACCAAGCCCTCAGAGGACCTGGAAGGGTTTTATGCAAGCGACCTGGTCCTAGAAATAAAATATTCTAGGATAACTAACAACAACGGCAAATTTGCCTGATTTGCTTTAGGCGACTAAATACTCTAAAATTAGACTAGAGGAAAGGGCCTAGCCAGCCAAGATTTAATGATTTACAATAATATATATATTTTTTTAAACAGGAGGAAAACAAATGGCACAAAACATAGGAAATGCTAAAAACATTCTTGTCGGTGCATCACCGCTATTCTTGTCTGTTGATGACTCAACAACTGTAGGATACGATGATAGCATGGAAGCAGGACAAGCAAACGCAGGTACAGCAGCAGTAGGTAGCACAAAGCCATCTACACTTGTACCAGCTTTTGCAACTTCAGCATCATATAGAGATACACTTAATGCAGGAACAGTAGCAGATGGTGGTGTAACCGCAGCAGGATATCGCAACGTAGGTTACACAAATAATGGTCTTCAGATTACTTATAACCCAACATATGACTCAGTTACAGTAGATCAGCTGCTAGATACAGCTAAGCTATTTAAGTCAGCAATGGAAGTTATGATTGCAACAGAAATGGCAGAAGGTACACTTGAGAATATTCTCATTGTATTCGGCCAGGGCAAGGGCACATTGACAGATGGTGCTACAATTGATGAATTAGGTCTTGAGGCAGGCGCACTTGGACAAGCTCCAACAGAACGTCAGCTTATTGCGGTTGGACAAGCTCCAACAGTAGTAGGCCCACATACAGAACGTGTATATTATGCACGTCGTGTTCTTTCTGTACAACAGTCACAGTTCTCTTTGGCTCGTTCAGCAGCAACAACATTCCCAGTAACATTCCGTCTTCTACCATCAGGTCTATCTGCTCACGCAGGTTCAGAATATGGTAAGATAATTGACCGTTCTTGGACACCAGCTTAATTATTAATTAAGTAATAGTAATAAAGCCCCCTTTTAGGGGGCTTTATTCTTGTAATGGTAACCCCCATATGTTATAATAATTATAATCCTAAAGGAGGATATTAAATTGGCTACAAAAATCTACGATGTAGAAGAAATTCAGTTACAGAATGGCGATAAAGTTTTACTTAAGCCGCTTTCTATTAAGCAACTTAGAAAGTTTATGGTAGTGGTACAGAAAACGCAAAACGTAACAGAAGAAGATCAAACACTAAGTGTATTGGTAGAGGCATGTGCGATTGCACTTGAAACACAGCTACCAGAGTTAACAAAAAACCTAGATGCATTTGAAGATGCGCTAGACGTTCCAACAATCAATCGCATCATGGAAGTGTGCGGAGGAATTAAGATGGACGACCCAAACCTCATAGCGGCAGCGGTACTGGCTGGTCAGAACTAGATTTAGCCGCTCTAGAGGGTGAAGTATTTCTTTTAGGACATTGGAAGAATTACGAAGAGTTAGAAACAAATTTATCAATGCCAGAACTTATCATTACATTGAAATCAATGCATGATAAAGAACATAACCAGAGAAAGTTTACTGCTTCGTTAAAAGGTGTAAACCTAGATGAAGAAGTAGAAAGTGCAGGTCCATCCTTTGAAGATGTTAAACGAAGGGCCCTTGGTATCAATTCATCAGCAGATGATGTTGTTGGTTTGCAAGGACAATTCGCAGCAGAAGCTGGATTCGGAGTAGGAATGGGACTAGGGTACTCTAAGGAGTAATTGTAATAAATGGCTGATGAACAAATTGTAACCAGTATAGTCGCCAAAGCCGACTTATCAAGTCTTGTGTCTGAAGTACACAGGGCCACGGCAAGTCTACAGCAATTACAAAGAGAACTTCTTTCATCTAACAAATCAATTGCTGCTGCTACAAAAGTATCTAACAATTTATTTTCAGATAACTTAGTAAAAAGCGGACTATTCTCATCACACTTTGTTAACTTAACATCCGATGTAGAAAAATTTGGCAAGAACTTAGACTCGGGAAGATTAAAACTTAAAGAGTTTTCTTCTGTATTTCAGACACACGCAAGAACATCTGGTGGATTAATAAGAGAGCTTGCTAAAGAGCAAGTAATGCTTCAAAACGCAATCCTGCAACCCCTTGGCCGAAATGCCCAGGGGTTAATGCAGTTTAACGTTGCTGTGCCAAGAGGATTAGACTTAGTAAAAAATAAAGCTGCACTAGCCAGAATGGAATTGCAGATAATGAATAAAACATTATCTGAAGGATCTACAGCAATGGTTAACTGGGGTAAGAATACTCAGTGGGCTGGTAGACAGCTTACCGTTGGATTAACAGTACCTTTAACAATGTTTGGCGTAGCAGCCGCTAAAGCATTTAGAGAGGCGGACTCTGAACTGGTAAGATTAACAAAGGTTTACGGAGATATTGCGGGATCTTCTGCACAAGATTTATCTAAAATTAGAAAAGAAGTTGTTGATACTTCTAAAGCGCTATCAAAAGCTATGGGTGTTAATTTTAAAGATACAATCTCATTAGCAGCAGATATTGCAGCAACTGGTAAGCAAGGAAATGATTTGCTTGTCTCAGTAAAAGAAACTACCAGACTTGCGGTACTTGGTGAAATTGATAGACAAGATGCAATGAAAGCAACATTATCACTTCAAACAGCATTTAAATTAAATACAGATGAACTATCAAAATCTATTGATTTTTTGAACGCAGTTGAAAACCAAACTTCTACAACACTACAAGATCTTGTAGAAGCTATTCCAAAAGCTGGACCAATTATACAAGGCCTAGGTGGAGACGTAAAAGATCTTGCCTTATATCTAACAGCAATGAGAGAAGGTGGAATTAATGCATCAGAAGGCGCTAACGCATTAAAGTCAGGACTTGCATCTCTTATTAACCCAACAAAAGTTGCAACAGATAGATTTAAAGGTTTTGGCATTGATCTGATGGGTATAGTTCAAAATAATGCAGGAGATGTAACAGCAACACTTTTATCACTACAAAAAGCCTTAGAAAAACTTAATCCGCTTCAAAAGCAGCAAGCTTTAGAGCAGTTATTTGGTAAGTTTCAATTTGCTAGAATGAACGCTCTATTTGCAAATTTAGGTAAGCAAGGTTCGCAAACACTACAGGTTATGGATTTAATGAAAGCATCATCACAAGATTTAGCTAATGTGGCAGGTCGAGAGTTAGCACAAGTTACAGAATCTGCATCTGGAAAGTATAAACGAGCAATAGAAGGACTCAAGGCCGATATGGCTCAATTGGGAGAGCAGTTTTTAAAAATAGGAACAATTGTAATTGGAGTTATTGATAAGGTTATTAATTTCTTTAACATGCTTCCTAAGCCATTAAAACAAGCATTAACATTTTTAGGAGGATTAACAGCGGTAGCTGGTCCACTTATTATGTTAACTGGTGTACTTGCTAACTTCTTTGGATACATTATTAAAGGTGTCGTTAACCTAAGAGCATTTTTCAAGGGCGCTTCTGGATGGAAGATGTTGACTCCAGAAATAATAGCTGCAGAAAAAGCTGCAAAACTAGTTGAAAAATCGTTCTACTCAGATGCAGCTGCAGCACAAGTTTTAGATGTAGCACTGAAAAAATTAATTTCAGACTATGCAAATTTAAATACACAAATGTTAAAGGGAGCAGTTCCAGTAAATCCTAGTGTGGCCACAGTGCAGGGAAGCGCAATAATGTCTGGTTCAGCTTCAATAAGAAGAGAAGTAGATCCAACAAACAGATTATCTGGGGATGAAAATACAAGAGCTATGGCTCACATTCTTCCGAGGGATCCACAAAGACCAGCATCATTGATGGGAGTTGTTCCAGCAGCAATACCAGTTAATAGAGGAATTCAAAGAGCTCCGCAAGTATATATGGATCAAAGACTTCCAGATTACGAAGGGCTCACATCCGTAAAGGGTATCTCCACAGGAATAGTTTCTGGAGAAGCTGCAAGATTCCACGCATTAATGGCCACGTTAGGAATGCAAACAAAAGCAGAAGTTGAGTCACTAAAAAAGACTATTGCGTTGGGTGGAACAGTAAGCTCAGAACTTCTTGGAACTTTTGATGACATTCTCCCAATTACATCAATGTTTACTGATAAAGCAGCAGCTGGTTCAGCTGCCATAGTTGCTGAATTAAAAGCTGGGAAAATGACTGTAGACCAAGCAAAAGCTAGAATCATGGCGCTTAATTCAGAAATTGAAACAATGATGGGATCAGCGCTAACATCATTTGCTGGTAGCAGAGGAAGAACACTTAACCTAAATAGAGCACCATTAATGAATCAACCAGTTGTTGATGTTAATGGACAATTTACCCTTAGAGATTTATACAAGAAGCAATCAAACCGTGCAGTAATGGAAGAGTTTGGGCGACTACGTGGAGTAAGAACATTTGGTGCACCCTATTCAATAGAAACAACAAGACTGCCAAGATTTTATGAGGGTGGTCGTATTGAAGGATTTCATGCAAATAAAACAACAGTAAGCGGATCAACATCAATTAATTATGATGACAGACTGGGGAATGTTCCAGTTGGAGGGTATGTTTTAAACCAGCAAGCCTCAATGGACCCAGCAAATGCTGACCTTGTTGCGATGGCACCACAAACATACTTGAACAGTGGCGGAGAGATAACTGCCAACTTGACTCCAGGAGAAACAGTATTTGGGCCAAAGATTGAAAAAGATCCTGAACTTTATGCCGCAGTAGATGCTGCAAATAATGGATACAGTTTTGGCGGGCAGATTAAAAGAGGATTAAAATCGTACGGAAGACAAAACCCACGATCTCGTTACAATGCAGATGGCACTCCCAGATTTGAAAGAAGTCATGTAGCAATGGGTTCAGCATCTGATATAAGAGACGTTAGATCTCAAAGTGGTTATACAGACTCTCTCGGTAACTTTGTTAATTATAAGAACACTGTAAGCGTAGGCAAGGGAATTCCAATTTGGATGACGGCAGATGCTAATCAAGAAACACGTTCAACTGGCAGAGGAATGACTGGTCCTCAGTTAGCAAACGAATTTCAAAAAGCAATAAGAGCAGGACGACACCCCTTTGAGCCATGGATGACCGCATCCGATAACCTTGGTGGCGATCCAAGGAATCAAGATAAATTTAATAAAGTCTTCAAGGAAATGATAAGTAAGCTTGAAAAAGACGGTAGAGTATTTGGCGGAAACAATGGAGACTTAACTTTTGAACAATGGTTTCAAAAAGAAATACTTCCTTCTAGATCATTTAGCTCAATAAGAGTCGGATCAAAATCATTTAAATCATTATTTAATTCCGTACTTCAACCTTACGGACCAAGGGGCGAGAAAACAAATGTTGCTTTACGAACATTAATTAAAGGTGCATCGGGTTTAACTTCAATTGAAAAATCCAAACTTTCTTCTGTGGCAAAAGGTCTACTTGGAACATATAGCGGAAAATCTTTTAACACTAGTAGACAAGCTCTTGCTAAACTTATGGCAAAAATGTTCCTTAAGAGAAACATGGGTGGCGGAATCCCAGGGGGATCAATATCTGCAAATAGATCTTCATACGGACTCTCTCCAAGATTAGAAGCTTTTAGAGTAGCTCAGCAGGCTAGGTACGCTGCAGAACATGAAAAAAACATGGCCAGGTACCCCTGGATTAGAGAAAAAATTCAGGCATACAACACAAGCATCCTCAATGGTGGGATCATGGATAAAATTTCAGCCAGGGTATCTTCAAGCAGATTTAAAAGAATTAAGCCAACTAATTTTGGAACACTTGAAACCAAATCAACAGGACATAGCTTTCCAGTAGAAGGAATAGGCGGAGTTTGGCTAAAGCCAGATGGGTCTAGATCATTTGTTAAGCCACAGCTAGACGAAAGATCAGCTATTGCATCACTCAGGGCTACGGAAATAGCACGACGTGCAAACGGATTAAATACAGCCAAGCACACAATTAGAACAATGATTGATCCAACAGATCCCGCAGGTAAGAGAAAAGTAATAGTTCTTGAATCTCCATACGATGCTAGGCTTGCAAAGGGTGGAAGAAGCTTTACACAAAAACAATACATAAGGCAATTAGTTGCATCATTAGTCCGTAATGATAAAGATCTTTCTTCAAGCAATGTATTTGGCAATAACATGGCAGATGAAGGCGCAGGCGGCGTATTTGGAAGAGCTTCAGGACAAAGAGAGTATAACTTTAATCTTCCTTCAATGGCGCAGCAAGCAACCGTTAACCTACTTGGAGTAAAGGGTGGAGCACGAAAAGATTTTGCAATGGCTACATCAGATATTGCAAGAAAGATGACTCCAGATCAATATCATCATTTAATGATAGAGGAAATAAATAGGGTATTGCCTAAGCTTAAGCAGGTTATAAAATCATTTAAATTAACAAGAGTTGAGGCAGCCCTTTATCAAAAAATGGTTAAGCGCTTAGAGGCTGGTAGATCGGTTGATTGGAGAAAGTATCATGATATGCACTCCAAGGTTCCTGGTTTTAACTATGGTGGCCCAATTACTAGCGGTAAGCGTTCATACGGTAAAAAGGGTAACCCAGCTGCAAGAGCAGAACAAGTAAGAGCAAAAGCAGAAAGAGCCGCCTCGTATAGAGGATCATCGGAATCATCATACACCTCATCTGGCAATTCACAAATGAGTGTTTCTCGCACACCATATGTCGGTGGCGCAGGTGTGTCTGGAAATGCGTATAGTGGAGGATTTACACCATCTGCAAGCAGTGTTATCAGCACTTTAAGAATGGCACAAATTGGGAACGGAGCAGATATTGCATCTGCTTTTAAAAACCTTTCAGTTTCAGTTTCCCATGGATCAAAATTATTAAAACAAACTTTATCAGTTTCAGGAAATTATATTGGAACAGCATACTCTGATGCTGGAAAGTCTATGGGTAACGCTGCAAAAAAAGCAGCGTCCATCGCCGCATCTGCCGCAAGACAAGCAGAAATTCAAGCCAAGATGGGAAGATCTTTATTAAGAAATGAAGCATATCAACAACATAGAGAAGCTGGGACACTTAACACGCAGTACAAACCTAACGCAATTACTGGGCCTATAGGGTTAACCCCTTGGATGTCAAGTCAAGTAGAAGGCGTAGGTACTGTAGAAAGCAGAAAGAGCGGATATCTGGGATTTAGAAAAACACAATATCAAGTAGACGGACAAGCAATAACAAGACAACAGGCTGTACAAAAGGGTCTAGTTGCTCCACGAGGAACTATGAGTGGTGGAGCAGGAATGGGCACTATGATGGGCGGCCAAATGGCTGGAATGGCGCTCATGCAACAAAATCAAAATCTTGGTATGGGAGTAATGATTGGTTCAAGCATACTTCCTATGATGGGTCCTAAACTTGCAAGTGGTGCAAAAGCATTAGCTACTGGAGTAAAAGGAGCAGCAACTGCACTTAGAGGTGGATCTTTTACGGCAAAAGCATTTGTTAACGTATTAACTAAATTTAAATTTGCAGGCCCAATAGGCGCAATTATAACTTTAGGATCAGCCATATACGCTCTTAAAAAGCATATGGATCAACTTCATCAAAATACACAATTAACTTTTGGTATGACGGAAAAGGGTGCCGAGCAAGCGGGTATTAAATACTTTAAGTTAGCAGATACCATGAAGCTTGTTTCAGAAAGACAGAAAGCAATGTTTGCATCAGCAAAGGGAGCTTATCAAGGGTCTTCTGTCCCAGGATTAACTTTATCCATAACAGATCTTAAAAAAGAAAAAGAAAATGCTAAAAAGAATTTAGGAGAGTTTGTAGATACATTTAGTTCTGTAGGACAGAATAACATTATACAAACAGCAACTAACATAAAGGCTCAATTCCTTGCAGCTGGCATGAGTGTTGAAGAAGCCAATAAAAAGATTTACGCATCTATATCAGTTTCAAAAAATGCAAGTAGCGCATTTGCAGTTCTTTCAGATGCTGGATTTATGGGCATTACCGATAAGGCAACTGCTGCTAAATATAGTATTGAAAGTTTTACAAAAGTACTTGACGGAAGCATAAAAGATTCAGGTTTTGATGATTTAAAAACTGCAACAATTGAAGGAATATCTTCTGTTATAAATTCCTTTAGCCAATACCAGAACTCACTTGTTGGCACCAAAGATGAGTTTGGAAAAATTATAACAGCAGCAGATGCATTTAGAATTTCAATGGAAAAGCTTTCAAGTGTTCCAGGATTTACCAAAGGAATGGGCGAGAGCGCATTTTCTAATCTGCCTCCAGAATTCCAAGCAATATCAAACAGCGCCGACTCAATAGCTGGCATGTTGGCTAAATGGCAATTGTACAGTTCTGATATTGTTGTAAACTTTAAAGAAATAAGTTCAGAGGCAGCAATTGGCCTAGCAGCATTTAATTCAGCTTTTGGAACTGCAATGAATAATCTTGCAACAGCAGCAGGCCCATCAACTACATTTTCAACAATGGGGAAAACCCTTACAGGCCTAAAGAAAATAATCGATTCAAACTCACAAGCATCAGCAAGGGCAGCAGCGCAATCACAAAGAAATGCTGAAGATGAAATTAAAGCAATTAATAAAAAAATTAAATTAATTCAAGATGAAGCAGATGCCAAGCTTAAGGCAATGCAAAAAATACAAAATGCAGAAAGCTATCAACTAAACTCACTACAAACGCAACTAGAATATCAAGATGCTATTGCAAGAGGAGATATGGCCGCAGCTGCACAAGCTCAAATTAAACAGCAGCAATTAACAAAAGAATATCAAATGCAACTTGCACAAGAGGCTATACGTGATGATGCAGATAAAAAAGCAGCAGCGGCACAGAAAAAAGCTGAAGCAGTTCAGGCTAGCATAGATGCGGCTGCCAGAAAAGCAGCAATAGCAGCAGAAAAATCTGCTGATGCCCAAGCTGCATCAACCGCAATAACTGCATTTAAAGGTAGATATGAAAATCTGTTGCAGCAAAAAAATGATATTCAATTTCTTGATCCATCTAAACAAGGCGCTGCTACAAAAACATCAAATGAAAACCTTATTGCACTATTTGCAGAAATACAAAAATCTGGTACTGGCAACACGCTTCTAGCAAAAAGCGTAAAAGACGCATTTGAAAAATTAAATTTATTTGATAAAAATGGTAAGCCAACACCTTTAAAGACAACTACCCCACTCTTACCTGGCGGCGTAATGGGAACAACGGGAATTAATCCAACAATTGCTGGAACAATAGCATCAGATATTGCAGCGGCAAATAAAAATGCAGATTCTATTGTTAAGGGTATTGCTGGTGGAATGACCATTAAAGAATTAGCCGCAGCAATGGGATACAAGGTCCCTGGAGCGAAAGCAACACCTGGTTTATCAGTTGGCACTGTAACTGATTCACGAAATAATAAATCATATGAAGTGGATATTAGACAATTCCAAGCAGCTGGGATAACCCCCAAAGTAGGCAGTACCTTTACTGATAAAGATGGTAAAACTTGGAAAATCATGCAACCTCCCACAGGTGACCATGATACAACATATGGTGTTGTCAAGGCTGGGTACGGAATAGATAAAATTAACCCAATGGTCCCAACAATTGTTGGAGACCGAGGACCAGAATTGGTGTTTGGTAATATGGTTATTCCAAATATGTCTGATATTCCATACTCATCCCCTAGATTTGATGTTCAACAGGCGCAAAAATTCTTTGAGCCTACAAGAAATTCGGGCGGAGGCGGAGTAAATATTACTAACTATATAACCGCTCCAGAAGGAATGGATATAGAGTCATTAAGCAATAGGGTAACCATGAAAACAATAAAGGTTATTAAAGATATGGAAAAGAATTATAGCGGCCAAGTAGGACCAGGGAGGAGCAATTAATGTCATATGAAGTATTACCAAAAGGGTCAGCTTTATCAATTAAGGCAAAAGATCCTCTTGCAATTAATCTTGCAATAGTTTCCCCGCCAACACCTACATTTTTATATAAGGGCGCAACAACAGTTGTCCCAGGGCAATACTACAATTTAAGTACATCAACTACAAATGGATTAGTATACGCAACAAAAGATACTGTTGCCTGGAGAAGAGTTTCAGAACATAATAGATCAGAATTTACTATTGGGAATAATAGAATTGAGCAACAATCTAGAATGGCAAATGGCTCAATGCGAAAATATTTTATTGCAGATAAAAGTACATTTAGCGTATCTTGGACAATGCTACCCTCATTTAGAAATGAAACAGTTGACGGAGCATGGGGAGCGGAAGATATAAAAGAATTTTATGAAAGCACTGCGGGACAAGGACAGTTTGATATTAAAGTAAAGACAAGTTCTGAAGTAGATTATAGTGTAATATTTACATCATGCAATTTTGTCTTGGCTAAAAGAGGAATTCAATCATACTGGAATGTTGACATAAGTATGGAGGAAGCATGATCTCTGCTTCAGATTCAATAAAAGATCTATTAAAATCAACAGTAAATATTAGTACCTCAGCAGGTGCAATTATTGAATATAATTTAAATACGATGGTTGACAAAATAACCGCATCCTCATCTGGTCTAGACCATGTGTCGTCTTTATCAAATGCATTTAAAAAGCTATTCCCTATTGATACAATATACAAGCCATGGAGACCAGTTGCTCCAGGAATTAAATACTATATATACACAACAGAAACCTCTCCTGGGGTTCAAACCGATACCCCTCCAAATTCCTATTATTCATTTAGAGATATGGAAGCGGGTTCACCAAGACTATATTATCCAGGTGCTGATACAACATACAAATACTGGGTAGGACCAAAGAATCAAAATGTATCGCTATCTCTTGAGTATTTTGACAACCAATCTATTCCAGTTGCAAAATTAGTTCCTTGCAATAAGGTTATTGCAAGATTTGAAACAAGTCACGATGTACCAACTTCCTGGACAATTAAAGGAACAAAATCAGACTCTACAACAATTACATTGGGAACTGGAACATCTTTAACTAATGGAGAAGCCGTTGTCTACTACAATGGAACTGCCTGGTCTAAAACAGAACCAACTTCATATTCAACAACACAATCTTTTAAAAAAATATCTTTAGAAGCAGTAAATTCAGGAACTGGAAAACTAATAGGAGTTATTGAGTTAAGTCCTAGATGGGTAATAGACATATCTAATGATATCCAATCTTTTGATATATCAAAGCAGACGAGTATGGATCAAAATTCTATGCTGCCTGTTGGCACATTGACTGCAAATATGTTAAACATAAATATTAATAAATTTAGCCAAGATAGTTTAATCATTAAAGAATATAATCGTGATAGCGATATTGATAGCACAAAAATTTATTTACATAAAAACATAATTATCAAGCCGTATATCAATATAAAGGATGGCACAACAGATAATAAAATTTTTCAAGGAACATTCTACGCACTATCCTGGCAGTTTAATGAATTTGGAGACACTTCTATATCGGCTTTAGATTCGGCAAAAATACTTCAAGAAACTATGTGCCCCCTTATACTTGTACAAGATGCCCCAGTTACGTCATCTATCAAAAGATTACTAGATGCAATAGGATTTTCAAATTATAGAATAAATATAAGAGCACAAGATGGATCAATTCCAACAATAAGATATTTTTGGACATCTGAAGATAAAACAGTATGGGAAACAATACAAGAGTTATGTAGAGATATTCAAATGAATGCTTCTGTTGATGAAAATAATGTGTTAAATTTTTATAGTAGAGATTATATTTATGACTACAACAGAGCAGTCGATTGGGATTTTACAAGTGAAACAATTACAGTAAATAATAAAACTGTTTTGCCAAATATTATTTCATTAAATAAGACAGAAAATTCATCAGCAAACTCGGTAAGAATACTTTGGCAGGCCCCAGCAACATCAGATTATGATGGTTCATCTTCCCCAATATGGCAATCTGATACATCGTACCTTGGAGCGGGTTCTCTTGCAACCCCTTTAACAGAACTTGACACAACCTATTTTAATTTAAATAGTAACACAATTGATCAACAAAGCAATGTAAATTCTTTTTACGGTTTTAGTGGGTATGCTTTAATAAATGGAGAAATTATTGAATATGACGGCATAGAGTATCAATACGTTCCAAAAACTGCTTCTGATAATAAAGCTTTGCCCATAGTAATAAAATCTTTAACGGATATATATAAGTATAAAAGCTTATCTAAACCAGGTTACTCAAACACACAAGACCCAAGCTCTTCGTTCTTTAAGCCCACTGGCCGTTATAAAATTCTTCCCATATCTACAAGTAGACCTACTGGTGGAAGAGGTGCTCTAGGGACAACAGCCAAAGCCCATCCAGTTAAATCCACAGATATATCTAAATACAAGATTAACCTAAAGTCGTCCCTAGACTCAACATATATTGGAAATCCAAACCAGTTTTATAACTCCCCTACTGGATGGACAGAATCATCTATTTCAAAATCTTTTATTTCAGTTTCTAATTTTGATAAAGATAAAACAACCTTTACAATAGGTGTAAAAGAAATTAGCTCTATAGACACCTCAAGTAAATATCACGCATTTGGAACAAGAATGTTTTTTGATAATAATTTTCAAGACAGCTCAGAGCAGGTCGGAGGATTTTCATTTTTTACAAGCTCAAATGGAGCCTACGGATATTACGTTGTACTAACAACTACGGGACTTGCAAAAACAAGCAAGGATATTAGAATTCTTAAAAAAAGAGCAAACGGCACTGTGACAGTTTTAAAAGACACCCAGACCAATTCAGCAAACACATTGGCGGGAGTATATGCTGCAGAAACATATAATATAGATGTACTTGTAAAGGGTACAGCCGAAAAGAATATTATTACAGTATTTGTTAATGGGTTTAAGATACAAGCTGAAGACATTGTTTCAGAAGGGCAGTCAGCGGTATACCCACCACTATCTCCTACAAAAAATATTGGAATTATATGCGGACAAGGAATAGCATATTACGATTATGTATACGGAACCGCAATAGAAAGTGGTGATTCTCCAAAACTGGACGGGAAGCCAACATACAAATCTTTATTCGCAAAATCATCTTATCAATACAGTGGTGTGTATTCAGATGACACAATATCACTTCTTTATGGTGACCTGATATATTCTCCTGGGGAGACTGCGGAATCAAGAAATGGATCTCTTTTAGAATTTGGCTCAACTGCAAGAGAAGTAAGAAAAGTAAAGGTTAGATTTCAATCGGAAGGCCCTTCCATCCCACTCAGAGTTTCTGTGGGAGGGAATAAGCAGGTAACTGTATTGGATAGCAAGATTCAACCGTTTGGTGCAGAGATGTACGTGCTAAATAACACCTCAACATTTGTTCCATTACACGATAATCAATTTAGTACATTTTCTGTTATTGGCAATGAAATTAATAAGTCTGGCCAAATAGAATATTCAATCGACGACTCTACTGAAATGTCTTCAAAAGAACCTTTGATATTTCAATCCACCTGGATACAGTCCGAGCAGGACGCAAAGTCTTTAGCAACATGGATTAAAGAATCTATTCTAAATAAAAATAAGGTAATCAACTTAGACATATTTGGAAACCCCTTAATATCTCCAGGTGATATTGTAACTATAAACTATCCTTTACAAGAGCTTATAACTCAAGTTGGTAAGTATATAGTGGTAGACGTTCAACTTCAGTTTTCAGAGGGGGTGACAACCAGGATAGCATGTAGAGCAATTTAGCTCTAAATGGTATAATGAATATTATGGCAACAGCAGGCAAATCAACACCACATATACCAGACGAAATAGATAAGTTTTATCTAAATCCCGTGTGGACGGCCAACCTTGCAGCAAATAGAACTACATCAGTTGTAGGACCGTTTAAAGCTGGAGTTGGAGACCCAGGTAGCGGCCCAGTGGATCCACCAAGCAATAAAGATGAAAGACCTCAAATTGATGATATTCAACGTCCAGTTACGCAAGAAATTTATTATGTAAACAATATAGCTAGGGTAAAGGTAAAAATGAGAATCTACATATCTTCAACAGATGCAGTAAAGAAATTTAAAATAACAAGCACTCTTCCTGTCTTAAGGGGTGGAAGAACATGATAACACTATTTGGTAAAAGATTTTTGACAAGTTTTTTAGCAGGCAACCAGTCTTTTGAGAAAAAAGATATGGCTATTGGTATAGCAAAAAATTTAGAGTATACGCTAGCGGAAACAAACTCAAGATTAGGTTTTGAGTTTTATAGACTTCCAGTTAAATTTGGCGGGATCGATATAGACACATCGGCAAATCCAATAACATATACAGCAATATTTAGCGCAACATTGCCAACAAACCTTGCGGGTAAAATTAATGAAATTGCAATATACCCAGGACTTAGAACATCCGTAAATTCTTTTGATAATAAATTTATAACAGACTTTGAATCAATTTATAGCTGGACCCCAGAACCATCTATAGATCAAGTTAACTATAGAATCGGTAACAGCTCTTTGATATTTACTTCTAATGCTTCAGCTGCAAAAGAATACATTTCCATAGTAGAGGATTTTGATATATCGGGGTATAGCAATTTTGATACGCTATCTTTTTCATACAAAGCAAATGATGCAAACTTATCTTCAGTTAAAGTTAGATTTTATAGCTCAGACGTGGATTATTATCAATTTAGCTTTACGGGACATTCTGTAGGATGGAATATAAAGCAATTAGGCTTTGCCTCTATGTCAGTAGTTGGAAGCCCATCAAAAAATAAAATATCTAAGGTGGGTATTGTTGTAACCCCAAGTTCTGGCACAACTTCAATTTGTGTTGATGGGTTGAGAGTTAATGATGAAGATACATTTGACCCAACGTATGGTATGGTAGCAAGAGCAAACATAACTGAGATAGAAAAGATTGCTGGAAGAGAAATGCTTCTAGAATATAAATTAGATTTAAATTTTGGAGTTTAAATAAATGGCTTTTGAGGATCTTGTCAATCAATCTAAAACGGATGACGGTAAATATGTCGATCTTGTTTTTACTGACCTGGATCCAGATACCATATATGGATTAAGATTTGCTTGGGAGTATGAAGACCCATCACTCGGCCTAGGCGGAATAAGTAGTCCTTCGGATGTGTTCCCATTGATTACAAATGAAGAGCCAGATTTTCCAGCTCCAAATTTTCGATCTTCAGATTTAACTGCAAAAAATGGTTTCCTATTAATTAATTGGGACGGCAATGATTTAACCAACATGCCGTTATTAAACTTTAAACAAGTAAATGTTTGGATAAAGGGCGGATCATTTGGGGCAGTATATGTTAAAGCTGCACAATCATTTACGCAAGCTGGATTATTGACTATACCAGTAAACGCTGGTCAATATTGTGTAAAACTTCAAGCGGAATCAATGCTCGGCACACTGTCTGGATTTTCAAATGAATATTGTGTTGAGGTATATAAAAGCCCAAAGCCAGTTACTAATCTTCAAGGAAGATGGGTAAAGGATGATTTGACATCAAAGACTGATGCATTAATGATTACCTTTACTTTTGATCCATCTGCGGTAGATGCCACCAATTCAAATAAAGATGCAGATTATTTCCTAATAACACTAACAGCAAACTCCAAAACTAGAACTTTTTGGTCTCCAGTAAATAAATCTTCAACCAGCCAATCATTCTTTTTATCAGCCACAGATAATAAAGCTAGCTTTGGACTATTTGCTTCACAGTTTGAAGTTTTTATATTAGTACGAGATACATTCGGTCAAGTTAGCACATTAGTTAATGCACAGACTCTTACGTATTCAACTCCTTTAGATACTCCAACCATTACCGCAACAGCTGGAACACTTTCATATAATGTTTCTTATAACAACCAAACTGATAAGCCATTTGACAATATCTATATCTTTGAAGATACGGGTTCTGGATACAGTCAGGTGGCTCAGGGAACTTCAAATCCAATATCTGTTCCTGTTAATAATACATTAACAAGATCTGTCAAAGCAAAGTTTTATGATAGTAATGGCGGATCAACATCATTTAGCACACCAGTAACAGTAAAACCTTTAGCCGCCGTATCACTAGGCACTTCAGGTCCACCTAATGTCGGCACAGTAACAACCAGCGGGGGATTAGACTCACTAGGCACTATTGGATTCAATGGCTTTGCTAACATTTCTTGGGCCGCAGTCACTACTGGAGATATTCGTGGATACACAATACGATATAGACCAGTAACTTCACCAGTATCTCCATATGCATATGTAAACTCGCCAGGCGCAGGACTTTCTTTCAGACTGACTGGCCTAAACGCAGGGCTAGTATATGAAATTGCAGTTGCCACATACGATGCATACAATAATACATCAACAGATTTTATATCTGGAACCAATGTCACGGTTGGCGGAACTCCATACATAGCCAGCACAGTAGATGTATCTGGATACTTTTCGGCAAAAGCAAATTCCACCGATGTAGATTCAACAGCATTTAAATTTGGATATTTTGACAAAGCCCTCTTGGGTAAAAGAGGAATTTCTTTAACTGAGCACAACTATTGGTATATAGATTCAAATCAGGGTGCATCATTAAAGGTTGGCGGCGCAGATAATTATATGAGTTGGAACGGATCTTCTCTTACAGTAACTGGGGACCTTCGGGCAAAAAAAGGATCATTTAGCGGAAATGTAAGTATTGCTAGTGGTGCATCTTTGTATAGCGGCGCTCTAACTGGAAATACCGTGACAAGTGCAGGAGACACTGGCGGAGTCCTTCTGGGTAAGGGATTTGTGCTAAATACTGGCGGGCTTAAATTTAACTCTGCAACAGTTACAGACATAACAACAATAGATGCCGAAACTGGAAAGCTAAGTACATCTCTAGCAAATATTGGTGGTTGGGATGTCAACGCAAGCACAATAAGCAAAAATGGTATTACTTTAAACTCAACAGGAAAAATTATTGCCAGCAGCGGAGCGTATTATGTTGGGATAGAGCCAAAATCAGCTTCAGTCGACGATATTGTTTTATGGGCAGGACAATCTGCAACTGGCGGAACCTCAGTTACTGGAGCAAACTTTAGAGTAACTGCAGGCGGAATATTGCATGCAACGGGTGCGGTTATTGAAGGAAATATAACATTAACAAATGGATCAGGACTAAGTACAATAATTGATAGCAAAGCAAGTATTTTTAGAAGCCCTTCTATACCATCGGGAAGCTCATATAAAAATGGTGACCTTTGGATAGATACGGACGATAATAGTAAAGTTTATCAATGGAGTACGTTAGTAACTCCAGCCGCATGGGTGGTTGTTCAAGATTCCGCAGCAGCTTTAGCTGCAGCTGCAATAGCAGATGGTAAAGCGGTAACAGCAGATGGTAAAGCGGTAACAGCAGATGGTAAAGCGGTTGTTGCCAAAAATGCCGCAGATGCCGCAGCTCAGTTAGCTGCAGACGCAGATGATGCAGCAGGTGTCGCAGATGGTAAAGCGGTTGCTGCTAATTTGGCCGCAGCTGCCGCAGCTTCCGCAGCAGCGGTAGCAGCAGGAAAAGCAAAGAAATTTGACTCAACAACGGGTAATTTAATATTAGGGTTAACGCTTGATACTAGTAGTGCATCTATTTATTCATCAAAAACTAGCTATACCGATACAACAAACGGATGGTATATGGGGTGGAAGTCAGTTGGAGCTGGATCTTATACCCCAGCAATTTATTTAGGCGGAGCAGATACCTATTTAAAGTATTCTACAGATGATGGCTTAGTGATAAAGGGAAATATATCTGCCACAACAGGATTCATTGGCGGATGGAGTATAGGAACAGATTCTATATACAAAGGTGCAATTTCATTAAACTCTGCAACTGGAACAATTTCTGGTGCAACAATTACTGGTGGAATTATTTATAGTGGATCTGCATCTATTTCAAATGGAGCCATAGTTGGAGCTTCACTCACAACGGCTGGTTCAGGATATGGAGCTGTTAGAATTAATGGATCTAATAATACAATTGAGTTATTAAATTCAAGTAATGCAGTTGCCACATCACTTTTCACATTTGCTGACGGAAGCGAAAGTATATTTCAGCACGGATCTAAAACAGCACTTGGATATCCAGCATCATCATCTTACCTTTCACTCAATTCAAGTACTACAACTTTGGGGTATACTGATGCAAATGGAAGCACAAAGTATTCCATAGAAATCGAGTCGGCGGGCAGCATATATTTTAGAGGCAAAGAAGTTAGCACCAGCTACGGGGGCGCTATTGGAGGAACCGCTTCGGATGGTCTTTATTACATGAGAAATATTGGCATGGGCACTGGAGCAAAAACATCATCACATACAGATGGCTTACGTGGTGACATATGGATTCAATACGCTTAGGATAATAAATGTCAGATATCTTTGTCAAAGCAGCTAGTTCAGGAAGTTACGGCACAACTGGCTGGAGAAAAGCATCAAGAATTTGGGCTAAAACTGCCAACTCACCATCTACTGGTTGGAGAGAAGCAACTGGGGTATGGATTAAAAACGCAACTCAATGGCTCAAGGTCTGGCCAATATCTGGTATATTTGCTTCAAGAGTTCCGTATATATCAGCCTCTTCTGCTGACACTTACGCAAATAGATTAACTACTGCAGGCAGGATAAGAATGGGATATGCATACTATGGAGACAATGCTGTTTGGGATTTAAATGGTTTTGCTGCGTCTAACTATACCTACAAATGGAAATTGTATGATCAATATGGATCAGATTTAACTACAGTTTTAAGAAGCGGTACAGGATCAGGGTGGACATCCTCAGCAGGAGAAGATGTACTTCCATCTTCTATCTGGACAACTACCAACTGTGCAAACTCGGACGAACAATACCTAGGATTTGAATGTATGGCTAACGCCTCCAACGGATCTGTATATAGTGGACTTTCTGTTTCTTCAAAAATTAAAGTCATTAGGCAATCACCTATTAATTCTACTTATTCTTTAAGTAGCCTGACTCCAGTAGTGGGTACACAGCTAACTTATAGCTCCACTTGGTTTGCAGCGGAAGCAAATAGAGCCAGGACAATAACTATTGGATGGTATAGTAATAGCACAAATTCAACAACTGGGGGAACACCTTTAACTACAGGATCAACATACACTCCAGTATCTGCTGATGTAGGTAAATATATATATGTAACTGAAACAAGAGTAAATTCAGGATCAGATTTTGATTATGGAGTTGATGTAGGAGTTTCTGTTAGCGTTATAACTACAAGCGTAGTAACTGAAATTTCTAATCAAGCGACTGGCTCAAAAAGAAGGGTGTTGTTAAATTCAAATTTTACTTCAGGAACTACTGTATATGTTTCTACAAATGGATTTATATCTATAGGTTATGATCCAGGTTCATCAATTAGTGTACCAGCATCTGGAGCACACCTAACTATTTTAAGAGGCGATCATGTGCAAACGGCTTTATATTATTATTCAGATGCAACTAATTTTTATGTTAGGTGGCAAGGTTATAGGCTAAATAACACAGGTAGAACAATTGACTACCAAGCAAAGTTTACATATGGGTCTTCGGCAGTAGATGTTTATTTTGTTACAAATAATTTAATAACCGCTGACTATGATACAAATGCTGTATATAATGGAGCTACTGCAACAGCAACTTGGGCAGGATCTACTGCTGTTGCAACGGACCTAGTTAGCGGAATGACTAGGAATACATTAAAAGATAATGTTGATGATGGAAGTACTGCGATAGTTGCATCTATACCACTGCCAGCTCCAACCATAATTTATTTGGGAGACCCAGTAGTAAGTAGGACTTCAAATACCTATTCGTATTCCACAACAACTGGGTCATGGAATAATACTCCAACCTCATACAGCTATCAGTGGTATGCATCTACAAGCCTTCCTTATCCGCCATACATAAGCAATACAGCTGTTGGAACAAATTCTAGCACCTATACCTCAAGCTCATCTTATCATAATTATTCAATATATTGTAATGTTACTGCAACAAATGCTACAGGAAGCTCTTCCCCAGCAAGCTCAAACTCTATTCAAAATACATCACCTACATATACAATTACTTATCTTAAAAATGATGGGTCTGGAACAGCGCAAGACACAAGCACATTTACCTATGGAGGATCAACAGTAGCTGCTTCAGCTCCCACAAGATCTGGTTTCACATTTAATGGTTGGTATGACTCATCTTCTTTAGACTATACTTATTTTGTTGCCGCTGGAGGTACTTGGTCACCACCAGAAGGAAACCGAAATATGTACGCTAGATGGACAGCAGTTGTTGTTGTACAACTTGCAACACCAACTGGAGTAAACGCAACAGACACTAGAACTGATGGAACTAACATTACGTGGAACGCAGTATCGGGTGCCTCATACTATGGAGTTTGGTGGGGATATACACCAGGGTATGACTCTACCCCAGACTTTGGAGGTCCAGGAAATCCTACTTTAATTACTGGCACTTCATATTTAGATACAACTATTTCTTCTGGATCAAATAGGGATTATTATGTTCAGGCATTTAAAAGTGGAAATCCGACGGGTACAAAATCTAACTGGGGTGGACCAGATAATGGAGCCAGAGTGACAGCTACTACACCAGCAACAGCACCAGGTGCTCCTGGCACTCCAACAAATGGATGGACTTCTGGTACTACATACCCATTTAGCTGGACAGCGTCAACTAGTCCTGGAACAGTAAGTGGAGGAGGAGCAGCAACTATTTCCAAATACGGTATAGCAATATATGAAGCATCAAACAGTTCTGGCAGCGGAGCAGTATGGAAAGGATCATTTTATACTGCAAATGGTAGTACATTATCCTATACATATACTTCACCGAATGCTGCGTTGTATTATGCTGCCTCAGTCTGGGCAGTTAACTCTGCTAATCTAGAAAGTACAGCTTCACAATTGAGTGTGTACAAATGATAAATAAATTAGAGATACTTCAATCTCACATAGATAATATACAGTTCCATATCGATCATGTCAATATGGTGTTGCTAGATCCAAGTCAATATGAGACCCCAGAAAATAAATCTCCAATTGATCTTGATGAATATATATCAGATTTATTAGCTCAAAAACAGGCCTTAGAGAATCAAAAAACGGCCTTGACTAATCAAGACTAAATGCTATAATATGAGAGGAGGCAAAAAATGACAAATATTTTATCTAAAGAAGAAAGAATTCAATTGGTAGACTCACATAAGAGATCTCTAGCAATGTCTCAATATAACATAGAGCTTACTTTAATTGAAGAAAATGTTAAATCAGTAAAAGATACTGCAAACATAACAATTTTAACAAGCCAAGTAGAATTAATTGATCAACAGATAGCAGCTCTTGATGCAGAAAAAGCATCAATTGAATTAGAGTAAAGGATTTTAAATTGAATAAAGAAGAGTTAATTATTACTGCCCTACAGCAACGTATTGGCGAAATTGTCTCAAACTATGAGACACAAATTGCAGTGATGCGGGCAGAAATAACTCAGCTAATTGAAAAAGAGGCAGCCAAAGAAGAATACTCTGATTCTTTAAAAGAACAGATAAAGGAAGTGTAGCATGGCAGAAACATTTGCAGACGGAGAACCAGTAGATCCGCAAAAATTAAGAAACCTTCAATCTCAGATAACAGAGATCAAGGCAACTGCAGGTGCTGCATACAATCTAATTAGCACTACCGCAAATGGCCAAACCACTAGCTCTGTATTCCATACCAGATCTGGAGAATTAGATTTTGAAAATGTAAAAAGCGGCAGCTTAAGAACAGAAGGCCTAGACTTTGCATGGGACTCAACAGTATATAAAAATCCTGTAACCGTAGCAACTGCAAAAATTCAAGACCCAAAAGCCAATGAAGTTAGAGTTGGAGTTAAGGGAGCATTTGCCCCTATAATTAATATATACTATGAAGGTAAACCAGATACAAAACCATTGATTACAATTTGCTGGATAAGTTCAGCAGAAAAAATTATTTAGTATTGACAAGATTGTTTTTTATGTTACAATTTAATTGTAGCGCCCTAAGTCACGATATCGTGACTTTTTTAGTATTAAGGTAGAAAATGAGTAACGATTTAAAATGGATGCTTTCGTCTGACCAGCAGTTCCCATATCAAGATGACAAAATGATTGCTCTTTGGTTTAAGGTAATGAAATGGTTTAAGCCAGATGTTGTTGACTATTTGGGAGATACTGATGATCAAGCTTGCTACAGCAAATATACCGAAGGACGCTCAGCTGAGTTTTTAAACTATCATAAAAATGATAGCAAGGATTTAATTGTTCCTATGATGCGCCATGAGGCAAAGGGGGCAAGAGATTTTTATGCTAAAACAAGAGAGATGTTGCCAGATGCACAACTTTTTTCAGCATTAGGAAACCACGATATTAGGGTATTTAATTACGTTGACGCAAAGCTTCCAGATTATATTTCTGAGGTAACACCAGAAGCTTTGTGGAGTTTAGATTCTTTAGGATATGATTATATTTATTATGACAGCCTACCGAAGAAACGTTTTGGAGATATACATGTTCATCACGGACTATCTGTTTCCGCAACAGGTGCGGTAAGAAAAGATATGGAAGATATGCAAGTATCTTTGATTAGAGGACACTCTCACAGGATTGCTTCACATATGGTAACATATGAACTTAGAAATAACGGTGAAGGAGAAACACTACGTGGCTATGAAATTGGTCACATGTGTGATGAAAAAGGTCCAGGAATGAAATATACTCAGCACCACGATTGGCAAAAGGGTTTTGCCGTTGCACATATTGTAAATGATTATCCTCATATTCAAATGATTCACGTATCTCCAGACTACTCTTGCGTAGTAGACGGAAAGGTATTTACTTTATAATGTGGTGTAGTAAATGTAAGGGAAGAGTTTTTGTAGATAGAGTTTTTTCACAAAAACTGCATGTTGAACTTTTCTGTATTATGTGCGGAAAACGTTGGATGGTTAACAAAGAAACGAGTTCTTTTGGAAAATGGATAGAAAAAAAAGAAAAAGCTCAACTAAAAAGTTCCTCTATTTCTTCTTAAACAATAAAATACATCGTGTACTTAGTTCGTCAAGATCTAAAGATGAAATGATTGCATGGTCCTATTTAGATCGCAAGCGTGTACTTTATTCACATTCACAGGTTTTAAAGAATATGGAAAAGGCATACAGCACAACGCAAGTTGCAGACTTATTAAATAAACATAAGGTTACCATAGAAGACTATATCCTAGAGGGCAAGATTAAGATGCCACAAAGGGTATACCCAATAGGAAAACCAGATAGTAAATGGTATAAGTTTATGTATAGCGAGTCAGACATAATGGACATTCATGAATTTATATTGGAAGCGGGCTATTCTAAAAATGTTCCATCTAAGGCTGAATTGAGGGCTCTTCTCAAACACAGCTTTATATTGTATACTAAGACTGAGACTGGGTTCATCCCAGTATGGAAGGCGGAATAATGGCTGATATGCCTAGGTACACATTAGAAACTGGCGCTTCTAAAAAAAGAAAAAGAGAAGCAGAAGTAGAGTATTGGAATTCTTTAAATGGCCCAGTTGTTATTAAAAAAGCTGAGGTTAAAAAAGATGGCAAGTAGTAGGCTAGTCATGTGCCCAACATGCAACAAGGAGCTGGAAGTAAGATCTGGATTTGCACACCTAACACTATCTAACCATATTAAAAAGGAGCACAGGTGACAACTAGAGTTAAAATAGATTTATCATTCACACGCAACCTTGGCAATTATGAAAGCATTAAGATTGCCGTTGGAGTTGAAGATGATATTCGTGATGGAGAAAATGTAGATACGGCAACGGAAAGAGTTTATCAATTTGTTGAAAGCAAGCTTATAGAAAAAACTCGTGAGGTAGAAGAAGAGCTAAAACGTGGCAAATGAGAAGCAGCCATATATACTAATAGGGATATACCTGTCTATATATAAAGAGAAGTATAACAAAACCTTAACAATTAATAAGTTTAGAGAAAAATGGGCTATGCAAGATGTCATTGATAGTGTAGGATATGATCGTGCAGTTGAACTTATAAAGTATTATTTTGATACCAACAAGTCGGGGCATCCGCTAAACTTTTTTTATAATAATTTTGACAGAATTGATAAATTACAAAAAGAAATTGAAAAAGATAAAGCAAATCGCAGTGTCTTGCTAATTGAAACCAAGAAGATGGTGGAGAGCGAATAATGAATACAGAAGCAACATTAATTTCTGCCGTATGCAAGAATAAAGACATCAGCACACTTCTTGCTAATAACGTAGATGAGCTGTTTACATCACATAGAGATATCTGGGAAAGCCTAAAGTCATACTACTATAAGTTTAAAGCGGTACCAGAAGCTGGCATACTTATGGAACGACATAAAGATTTTGAGCCAGTTGAGGCAAAAGCAGAAACTGGATATTACTTAGACATTTTAAAAAATGAATTTATTTCAAACAAGCTTAAGACAATTATTATGCGTGGCGGATCCGCTCTTAAAGAAGATGCGGCATCCAGAGTTCTTGCACAAATGCAAAGCGACCTCGCTAGCCTAAGTCGATACACAAATAACGTAAGAGACCTAGATATTATTGATGTTGAAAATGCTGCAAGACATTATCAAGCAGTCAAAGACCGTTCATCTATAATGGGAGGGGCCCCAGGAATCCTCACTGGCTTTGAAGCAATTGATAAAGCTTATCCAACTGGCATGGCACCAGGACATTTAATTGTTGCAATCGGCTGGCCAGGAAAAGGAAAGACATGGTTTACGGCCTACTTGGCGTGCAAAGCATGGGAGCAAGGATTTAAGCCAATGATTGTCTCACTTGAAATGTCGCCAGAAAATATGAGAGATAGAATTTTTACTATGCTGGGTTCTGGAATATTTCGTGCAAGTGATTTATCAAAAGGAGACATTAACATTGATGACTTCAAGTCATGGGGAAATAAAAAGTTTGAAGGAAAAAATAGCTTTGTTTTAATTTCAAATGAAGGTTCATCTGAAGTTACTCCAGCAACAATTCAGGGAAAGATTGATCAGCACAAACCTGATTTAGTTATTCTTGATTACCACCAGCTATTTAATGACAACAAGAGATCAAATTCTGAAGTAGAAAGAAATAGAAACGTTTCTCGTGAATTCAAAATGCTTGCGGTATCAAACAATATTCCCATTATTGATATTACTGCTGCAACAGCAGACGATATATCAGATCAAGACAATCCACCAATGATGAGCCAAGTTGCTTGGTCAAAGGCAATTGAGTATGATGCGGATATGGCCTTAGCTGTTCACAGATATCCACAAACTAATATGATTGAGATTGTATCTCGTAAGAATAGGCACGGTCACGACTTTAACTTCTATCTGGACTGGGATATCAACCGTGGTATTGTCAAAGAAATTTATGAGAATCCATTCCAGAATGACTCACAAAAGGATTAAAAGATTTCAAATAGATGTACTGTTTCGGGATAATTCACAGCTAATTAGCCTTAGACCGCAGTATGAGAACCTTTTAACTCATGATATGAGGTCAAAAGGGTATGTCAGGGTACTTGACATAGATACTGCATTTTCGGTAGAATTTACTGGTGAGACATGGAAGTTCTTAATGACACTTCATGGAGTATATGTTGGAAAGAAGAAGGCATGGCTATCAGAGGGTATAACGCAAGGAAAATTGATTCCACGCAGTATGCGCCCAACCATATCAAGTCTATAGTTAAATCTTTAGGTTTAGATATTGTTGCAGAACCAGGTAATGAGGTTATGTTCTACTGCCCATTTCATTCTAATAGACATACGGCAAGCTGTTGTATAAATAAATCTTCGGGTGTCTGGCTTTGCTTTAATCCATCATGCGGAGAGTCGGGAACGTTAATAGAATTAGTAAAGCGTGTGTTACACAAGAATGATTTTGAAGCTATGAGATTTATATCTTCTCAAGAAAAAGAAGTGCTAAATAATTTTGATGAAATAATGGCGGGTCTATTTGAGGAAAAGCCTGACTTTGAAGAGTTTCCAGAAGAGACATTAAGGGGTTTATATAACGGACTTGTTGGTTCTGAAATGGCAAAAGATTATTTTAAATCAAGAGGTATCGACATGTCTTCGATGGCACATTTTTCTTTAGGGTATTCTGAAAAACAAAATATGGTTACTGTTCCAGTGCATAGCCCAGACGGTATTCCGATTGGAATTGTAGGAAGATCTATTGAGGGAAAGTCTTTTAAAAATAGCACAAACCTGCCTAAGAGCAAAACATTATTTAATGTGCACCGTGCTAAAAAAATTGGCAGTAATGTCATAGTTGTGGAGTCTAGCTTTGATGCAATCCGTGTGCATCAAGCTGGGTTTCCAAATGTTGTTGCTACGCTAGGTGGATTTTTGTCAACTGAGCAGCACAATATTCTAAATAGATATTTTAATAAAATAACCGTAATGACAGACGCAGATTTGGCTGGCAGAGAGCTAGGCTTGAGCATAGCCAATAGATTAAAAAATAAAGACCTCTTGTGGGCTTCCCATAAATATGGTAAGATATATCCACATGATGCAAAAGATGCTGGCGATATGACTGATGAAGAAATTAAAAACTGTATTAAGAATGCAGTATCAGACATAGAGTACAGATCTTGGACCCCATAATAAAAACAAACTAAAGATGGATATACACCATCAACTATATGAAATGAGGAAAAATGGGAATAGTAAAAGGGCTTAAAGGCCTTAATCAAGTAATGGACAAGCCACAGTCTTCAGGTGGAGACGGTACAAAGGCTCGTTGGGTTAAGTTAGAGGATGCAGAAAGTGTTAAAGTTCGCTTTCTTCAAGAACTTGATCCAGACTCACCTACCTACAATGAAAAGCTAGGTCTTGGATTTATTGCAGTAGAACACACAAATCCAAAAGACTATCGTCGCAAGGCTCTATGCTCAATGGACGATCAAGGAAAGTGTTACGGTTGCGAACAACACCGAAAAGATTACAAGGCAGGATGGAAAGGCCGTTCACGACTTTACATTAATGTTCTTATCGATGATGGCAAGGAAGATCCTTACGTAGGAATCTTGTCTCAAGGTTCAAGCGGCAAGACAATTACACCGACACTAATTGAGTATGCTGGAGAGATGGGAAGCATTACTAATCTAATGTGGAGAATCAAGCGTACTGGCACAAAGACCGATACAAGTTATACAATCATCCCACTTGCAAAAGATGAAACACCATTTGATGGTTCATCACTTGAGCTTTATCAGCTTGAAGATACAGCAGTGCGTGACATGCCATACACAGATCAAGAAGGATTCTTTGCAGGCGAACATTCAAATGAAGAAGAGTCTAGCTCATCTAGCAGCGTAGACTGGTAATAGGTTCAGGGGCGGAGAGTTAAATGAAATTCACACATTTGCATGTGCATTCCTACTATTCTTTAATGGATGGGCTTAACTCTCCCCTTGAACTTGTTCAGGCAGCAAAAGCGGCGGGACAAACAGCAATAGCAATTACAGATCACGGAACATTATCATCACACCGTGAAATGCAGATTGCGTGTAAAGAAGAGGGCATCAAGCCAATCCTTGGAGTAGAAGCATACATCTCTCCAACAGATAGATTTGATAAGTCTTCAAAGACAGATAAATCTATTCAAGCATATAACCACATCATCCTGTTAGCAAAGAATAAAAAAGGATTAGAGAATATCAATACTCTCCAAGAGCTTGCTTGGAACGAAGGCTTTTATCATAAGCCAAGAATTGACAGAGAGGTTTTAAATGATTATAGCGAAGGTATTATCGTTCTCAGCGGATGTCTTAATGGACTCATTAGTAAGGCTATCGATAAAGGTAACATGGAGGAAGCAGAACTTCTTCTCAAAGGTTTTAAACAAACTTTCGGACAAGATTTTTACGTGGAAGTGCAATCACATAACCCTATGGAAATCAACTCTGCCCTTTTAGAATTAGCAGACAAACTTAAAATTAAAGCGGTGGCAACAGGTGATGCTCACTTTGCTAAAGAAGAAGATAGAGTATTAGAAGAGGCAATGCTTATATTATCAACATCCCCTAAAATGGATAAAGATGCTGACTTTGAAATGTCTAGACAGATTAAAGATATTAATGAAAGATTAAATTACTTATATCCAGACCGTAGAATATCCTTTCAGGACTACAATTTATTTATTCAATCAAGGTCTGAAATTGAAGCTGATTTTAATAAGGCTGGAATTACTCGTACCGATATATATGACAACACTATTGAGATATCTGAAAAAATTGAAGAATACGATTTTAACAGGGGTTTAGACCTGCTCCCAGTACCTAAGACAGATGCCGACGAGAAACTGGCTCAGATGGCCTCTGAAGGCCTTAAACGGCTAGATCTGGCAGAGTCTCAGGTATACATTGATAGGCTTAATGAGGAGTTATCTGTAATTAAAGATAAGTCATTTGCTTCCTATTTCTTGGTTGTTGCAGACATGATTAACTGGGCAAAGGGCAATGACATTAAGGTTGGGCCAGGGCGTGGTTCAGCGGCAGGCTCGCTGGTCTGCTACTCACTTGGCATTACGGATGTAGATCCAATTAAATATGACCTTTTGTTTTTTCGTTTTATTAACCCAGAGCGAAATGACTTTCCAGATATTGATACAGATTTTGAAGACCGTCGCCGTAAAGAGGTTAAAGACTATTTAAAGAAGAAGTTTAAGCACGTTGCATCTATTTCTACTTATACTTATTTTAAAGATAAAGGTGTTATTAGAGATGCTGCTCGTGTATTTATGGTTCCACTTCAAGACGTAAATCGTGCAATGAAATCAATTGATACATTTGAAGATTTTATTGACTCTCCAAATACAAAAGAGTTTAGGGGTAAGTACCCAGAAGTTGTCTGGCTTGCTGATAGACTGCGTGGAAGAATAAGATCCGTTGGGGTGCACGCCGCAGGAGTTGTAGTAGCAAAAGATGAATTAAGAAAATATGCTCCAGTCGAATCAAGAGCCGACGCAAGCGACCTTGTATCTGGAAGAATCCCCGTTGTTGCTTACGACATGGATACGGTTGCGGATATTGGATTAATCAAGTTAGATGCCCTAGGATTAAAAACTCTTTCCGTTATATCAGACACACTTTCATCAATTAAAAAAAGATCGGGTAAAGATATTAATTTATCTGACCTAGACTTTGCTGATGAAAATGTATATAAGCTTTTAAGCGATGGATACACAAAGGGTGTGTTCCAGGCTGAAGCAACACCATACACAAACCTTCTGATTAAGATGGGAGTGGATAAATTTGAAGATCTTGCTGCGTCAAATGCCCTGGTAAGGCCAGGTGCTATGAATACAGTAGGAGCTTCTTATGTAAAACGTAAGCACGGAAATGAAGCGGTACGGTTTATTCACCCAATAATGAAGCCCTTTACCGAGAACACATATGGTGTTATCATATATCAAGAGCAGGTTATGCAGGCATGCGTACACCTTGGGGGTATGACTTGGTCAGAGGCTGATAAGGTCCGCAAGATTATTGGAAAGAAAAAGGATGCAAAAGAGTTCGACCAGTTCAGGGATAGTTTTATTGATGGTGCTTCAAAACACATTTCTAAGAAACAAGCAGAAACCCTTTGGCAAACATTTGAGGCTCATGCTGGCTATTCTTTCAACCGCTCCCATGCTGTTGCTTACTCTATGCTTAGTTATTATACTGCTTGGCTTAAGTCCTATTATCCTCTTGAATTCATGTTTTCAATTCTTAAAAACGAAAATGATAAAGATGCAAGAACTGAATATTTAATTGAAGCAAAAAGACTAGGTCTTAGTGTTAAGCTTCCTCACGTTAACGAATCAGATATTTATTTTTCTCTGCAGGGAGACTCAATTAGATTTGGATTGGCTGAAGTAAAATTTATTTCAGATAGTATTGCTAATAAGATTATAGATAAGAGGCCATACAAAAATTATGTTGAATTTATTGAAAAAGCATCGAGCAAAGGCTCTGGTATTAATAGCCGTGCTATTAATGCTCTTAACTCCATCGGCGGTGCTGCGTTCGATGATAACAAAAGGCAAGGAAATGAAAAAGACAGCTACTACGAATACCTAGGCATTCCAACATTTAATCTTGAAGGTATCCCACCAAGAATTAAATCTCAGGCAAGGCCAATTGAGGAATTTGAAGATCTCGGGTCATTTGTAATGTTTGGTATGGTAAAAAGTATTAAACGTGGATCTGGCTGGGCTAGAGTAGAGTTAGTAGATGAGACTGGAACAATTGGTTTATTCCACACAGAGCAAACTCAAATTGAAACAGGACAGATGTATTTTATACTTGTGGGGGATAATAGAATTGCAAGGTACGTAAAGGTTGGTAACATGGAAGAAGGATCAGAGAATTCTTTTGTAAATTATTTATACAAAAAGGAATATGACCTTGACGAAGGTGAGTATTTTGTAGTAGACTTTACCCCATATGTTACAAAAGCTGGCAAAACAATGAGCCATATAATATTGTCAAATGCTTCAAAAGAATTAACCAGGGTAATTGCTTTTCCAACTATGTACAAAATGTCTCTTGCTAAAATGCGTGAAGGAATGAAGTGTAAAGTTGTTTTATCGACACTAGACGATGGAACTTTAATGGTAAAGGAAATAAAATGACAGAAGAATCAGGCACAAATGAAGTGGAAGAGATTTTTAAGTCTCTTAGTCTTTCAGCAATATTAGTCGCAGCAATTCAAACATTAGGTGAAATTAGAGTTGATGCCAAGCTGTTTATGAATATGGCAAAAGAGGATAGAGAATTAAAAGTTGACCTAATTGACGGTCAAACATTTGTTTTTACATTAAAGGAGAAAAATGGATCAGGAAATAACGAAAACGATCTCATTACAGACTTTGAATAAAACAGAAATACAATTGCCAACGGATTATGGCCTAGACGCACTTGCTGCAATTTTACATGAAGCTGCGGTTGAAAAAGGATTTTGGGACGGGCCAAGAGACTATAGCTCATTTAATACCAAACTTGGATACATTGCGGGTGAAGTAAAAGAAATTCTTGAGGCAATAAAAAATGATAAAGACTCCGAAGAAATAGTTGCGTGCCTAGTAATGATTTTAATTAGAACACTTGATCTTTATGCGGCTATGCGTAATGTAGAATTTGTAGAACACAGTATTGATGAGCTTTTGATTAGGCAAATAGAAAATAATAAAGCTATTATAGCATCACTTCACAACAATTTAGATTAATGGTATACTGAAAATATGGAAGACGATAAACTAAAAACAATTTTTGAAAATTTAAAAGCTACCTCAGCTTTAGTTGCTTTATTAAAGCACAATGGGAAAATGAGTGTGCCAGAAAACATGCTTATGGAGCTATTAAATAAACAAGAGTGGCCCAATGATTTTATTACAAATAACGGAAGCGCTATGTGCGTAACTTACGACACAAATAAAAAAGAGTTTGGGTTTGAATTAATGTACGAAGATGATGGATATAGACCTTTAAATGCAATAGGTTTTCAATGTACAAGAGGCAATTTAGAAGTTGGATTTGTAGATTACAATAGCCCATTTTATAGAAAGTGATTTGATGACCGTAGATATAGATAACGTATTGGCTAAACTTGATCCAAAAACAAGAGCCAGGGTTAAATCGGCACAAGATGTTAAGGTTGATAAACAATTAACTCCCAGTATTGGGCTAAACTTTGCACTTCGTGGAGGCCTGGGTTACGGAAGGCAAGCACTTGTATGGGGAAATAAATCTGCTGGTAAATCTTCTTTTTGCTTACAGATGATTGCCATTGCACAAAAAGATGGCAAAACGTGTGCGTGGATTGATGCAGAAGCTTCTTACGACCAATCCTGGGCTGAGCAACTAGGAGTAGATTCATCTTCCCTTATCTATTCACCAGCAAAAACAGTTAACGATATGGTTGATGTCGCTACTAAATTAATGGATGCGGGTGTAGATTTAATAGTAGTTGATTCTATTTCAGCATTACTACCAGCAATCTATTTTGAAAAAGATGGAAATGAAATGAAGGATTTGCAAGATACAAAGCAAATCGGCGCAGAAGCAAAGGATATGACTCACGCAGTCAAGATGTTAAATTATGCAAACAAAAATACACTACTTGTTCTTATCTCACAACAAAGAAATCAATTTGGATCAATGCACGCTAGTCACATCCCTACGGGAGGAATGGCAGTTAAATTCTTCTCCTCAACGGTCATTAAGCTTTGGTCTTCAGAAGCAGAGGCTAATGCTATTAAAGCTGGTGTTAAGGTTGGCGACAAGGTTATTGAACAAAGAGTTGGGAGACCCGTCAATTGGATTATTGATTACAACAAACTCGGCCCCCCTAATTTATCAGGACAATACGATTTCTATTACCAAGGGGAAGTTTTAGGGGTAGATAGAGTAGGTGAAGTTCTTGACGTTGCAGAGATGTGCGGAATTGTTGAAAAGGGCGGCGCTTGGTATACAGTTAATGGAGAACGACTTCAGGGTCGTGCTAAAGCTGTTTTGTATTTAAAAGATCACCCAGATGTAGTTGAGGGGCTGGTGTCAGAAATAAATGCCAGATCTTGATGAATTTTTAAATCCTAAAGATGATAATAAAAACTTGGAGTTTTTAGAAGGAATCAGGCCGTGTAAATTTTGTGAAGAAAACGTAGATGGCGCATTTTGGGATCCAATTAATTTATCAATGTCCTGGAAATGTTCCAAAGGTCACGAGTCAAAGTTTATGGTGCAGTAATGTCAGAGCGATCTGAAGTAAAACGGGATGGGGCCAAGGCTCAAAAAAATTCAGGACGTGGAGACTATCAAAAGGGAGATGCTAAATGGGGCAAGTTTCTTGTTGACTATAAAGAATCTGGAAAATCTTTTACATTAAATAAAGACAACTGGGCCAAAATTTGTACTGACACCTTTAAGGTAAACAGAGATATGCATCCAGCTTTAAAGATAATTATAGGAACGGAGTCCAAGGTAAGACTTGGTATAATAGAGTGGTCTGTACTAGAAGAACTAATAGAGTTTTGGGAGAAACATAATGGATAAAATTGAAATATTACCTCAAATTACAGTATATAAAAATTTAATTTCTGATAAAGATTTGGATCTTATATTTGCAGAAATTAGTAAGTCTCAAGAAGATATGATAAGCCACGATTCGCTTGATCCACTTGAATCAGTTTTAAATGATTATCACGGGGAAGAGCCTAGAGATAAAAAGGATGGAAGCCTAATTCGTACATGGGAGTCATGGTACACCTACGGTATAAAAAGCGTTTGGGGTTCTATAAAAGATATCGGGGATCAATCCCCGCAGGCTATGGGTTATTTAATTCTTCAAGACGCAATTGGCAAAGCCCATTTTGATTATATAGAAAAATGGAAAGACGCTGGAGACTGGACCTATGATATTCCTAAGTGGGATATTTTTGAACGTGAAACGGATAATCTAGACAATATGTGTTTGTCTAGTTTTGAAATACTACAACACAAACTTAATTTAGAAAAAGATTATACAATTGGAGTTCACACAGACTGGCACGATCACAGAAAAGATGAGCCAGGGCCAAAGCAGATACTCACATACACAATTTATATTAACGATGATTACGAAGGAGGGGAAATAGACTTTGTTGATGAAGCAACTGGAAATTTAATTGTATATAAGCCAAAGCGTGGCGATGTCACCGTATTCCCGTCTGGTAGACCATATTGGCATGGGGCAAGAGCCGTAACTGGCGGATCGAATAAAGTATTCATTAGAACATTTGGTCTGTATAGAAGCTCAGGTACTAAAGAATGGAATAACGGATTAAAGAATCACGGGCTAGCACTTTGGTTAAGGATGACAAATGATAAAGTAAAAGATTTTGAAGATGCTGGGAATGTGGGAAGACAATTAATTTTTGAAGGTGGGGCTCCAAACGATAGCGATCCATCAGTTCCAATTTATATTAAATCGGAAACATACATAGACGGAAGAGACCAATGATTAAAGAAGTATTTTTAACAACACTTACTGGTATGGGAGTTGGGGCAGTATTTAGCATCTTTAAGCTACCAGTTCCTGCCCCACCAGTTTTTGCGGGGCTTATGGGAATCTTTGGTTTATGGATGGGGTATGGGATTGTTCAGAGGTTTATGTCATGACATTATTTTTAATGGGACTTATGGTTGGCGTTGTAGTTGGTTATGGAATGGGATTGTTTGCAGACAAATGGGATAAGAGGATTAAAAATGACAGAGGATAAAAACACACTTCAGTTGATTAGCGATATCACAGAGTTTAATGATCTTCATGAGTATATGCAGGACGAGCACTTAGATAAGGCCCTTGCTATTGTTGTTAAGATATTAATGAACCCAGATGTCCCTTCCGCAAAGGCACCACATTTGATTATGGAGCTTCAAGCCATGTCTACAAAATTTGCAGTGCTTGCTTCTGTATACTCTACAATTGCTAAAGATAAAGCTGGTACATCTAATAATAACAAGAAAAATATTTACTATTCAGTAAAGGAGTCCATAGACAAACTTGTAGATGCACTTAAGTATGTCGTTAGGTACAACTCATAATGGGAAGAGATATTGTAAAAAACCTTAAATTTAAAAAACATACAGGTAAATTTTTTGACCCTGAACTTTTTGCCCAGCTACTTGATGAGTCATACAGAAATACAAAACGTGCAGACGGCCTAATGACAAAAAAATCATTTAGCCCTAGCTCTTTAGGCTACGGGCACGGAAAGTGCCCTAGATACTGGTACATGGCTTTTTCTGGCGCAGTCTTTGTGGACGATAATGATGCAGTTGCTGTTGCAAATATGGCACAAGGAACTCAAGCTCACGAGAGACTACAAAAGCTCATTGCTACTATGCCAGAGTGGAGAGCGGAAGAAGAAGAGATCATTAATGAGTATCCTCCAATTCGTGGCTTTATAGATCTTATTATGGAGTATGATGGTGAAACGGTTATCGGCGAAATTAAAACGGCAAAGCAAGAGGTATGGGATACAAGACAGTCTGAAATGAAATCCACCACAAACCATATGCTTCAACTTCTTACTTACATGAAACTAAAAAATGCCAAAGAGGGCTTCTTTTTATATGAAAATAAAAACACACAAGAGATATTGATTATTCCAATTTCTATGAATGATAAAAATAAAAAAATTATTGAGGATGCATTCCTATGGATGCAAGAAGTTTATGATAATTTTAAAAATGGAGATTTGCCAATGCGTCCAGCGGGCGCAACAAAATCAAAAATGCCATGCACATATTGTCCAGTTAAAAAATCATGCTACGACAAATCAGGCCCTATTGGAACAGTGCAAATAGAATTATACGAGGCACCATTAATATGATATGCTTTAATAAAGATTGTGCAATAGATTTTGATGCAAAAACGCACAATCAAAAATATTGCTCTAATGAATGCTGCAGAGTTGCAACAAACAAAAAAATTATGCAAAAGTATTATGAAAAAAAAGCTATTAGAAATGGCGCAGTACGAATATGCAAAAAATGTAATGCTCAACTAAGTCGGTATAATCATTATGAAATTTGCTCAAGTTGTGAAAAAAATAATGCCATAAGGCATAGGAAATCTGTTTTAGGGATGATTGATGAAGCTAGCCAGCCTGGTTAAAACAAAAGCAAACAGGGTGCTGGGAATAGACGCATCCACAAGCTCAATAGCTTTTTGCCTCATGGAAAATGACGTACCATTAAAGTGGGGCAAAATTAATTTAAATGGAAACGATATATATGAAAAAATATATGATGCTAAAAATAAAATGTTTGTAATGCTAGACGAACTAAAAAGCGATTATATTGCTGTAGAAGGAGCCATACTTGTCAGATCACCAGATGCTGTGATAAAATTGTCTTATGTCTATGGAGTTGTTATTGCTGAGCTTATGTCTACTGGTGCTAAGGTTATTACTATTAGCCCATCCTCGTGGCAGGCGTACATTGGCAACAAAAATCCGACAAAAGATGAGAAGTCTGCAATAAGAGCGTTGAGCCCAGGGTATGCGGATTCCTGGTATAAAAACAAATTACGAAATATGAGAAAGCAGAGAACTGCTGATTACTTTAATACAAAGTATAATCTAAATGTGGTGGATTTTGACGTGGCAGATAGCTTTGGTATTGCACATTATGCTAACAAAGTATTAACAGAGCGATGAAATTTTATCAAAGTAAGGAATGGCTATATAGAAGATATGTAGTGCAAAAGAAAACTGTTACCGAAATAGGAGCCGAATGTAGCGTTTCCGCCATGACTATACAAAGATACTTAGAGAAATTTGGTTTAATTAGAAAATGATTAAAAATATATTTATTATTGGAGAAAGCCAGATTGCATATGCATCTGGAGGTGTTGTCCATGCAGGTCCGTTAAGAGCTCTTGAGTATGGCAATTTCAGTAGAAGCAAGTCGGGCTACGAATTAAAGTTTTTATGGCAACATAGCAGAACAGCTTTTGGGGTAACCTATAAGTATCTTGAAGATCTTTTTAAAAATAATATGTTAGATCTAGGTGAAAACTCCGTTATTGTTTCTGAATTTGGCGGAATGGATGCAGCTCTAAACCAGTATCAAAAGCATGGCAATATGGAAAGTGTTCTTACTAAATATTTTACTGATATATTAAAGTTTTGTAAAGACTATAATACTAAATTAGTCCTAATGACACCTTGGTGGCTGGTCGAAGACGATGAGTTTTATAAAACGTGGGATGATATTACATTGCTATTTAGAAGATTATCTGAAGACAATAATTTACCAGAACCAATTGAGGTTATGTACAATGTTGTTGGTAGGGTATATCCAGTTTTAGATGAATGGAAGCACCATACGCCAGAAGACTCAGAAAAAATAGTTGATTATGTTATTTTAAAAGTCTCGGAGTACTATAATTAAAAATGATAGAAAGCATATTTATAATAGGGGATAGCCAAATAGCCTACGCATCTGCGGGTGTAAAGATACCAATGAATGGTAAACATCTTGCATACGGATCTCATAGCAGATTAAAGTCGGGATACAACTTAAAATTTTTATGGCAAACTAGCAGGGGTGCATATAAAGTAGATTTTGATTACTTAAAAGATTTATTTAAAAATAATATTTCTGATTTGGGAGAGCATTCTGTAATTATTTCAGAATTTGGAGGTATGGACGCAGTTATGGAGTATAACAAAAAATATAAAAATGTTGATAGTGTAATGTATAAATATACTTCAGAAATAATTAGATTTTGTAAAGAATATAATACTAAACTAATCTTTATGTGCCCATGGTGGATGTATGAAGATGATGAAACTTATCAGCCATGGGAAGATGTAACCGTACTACTTAGAAAAATTTCACAAGAAAATGACTTGCCAGAACCAATTGAGGTAATGTATAATGTTATTAGCAGAAAATATACAACGATAGATGAATTTAAACATCATACCCCAGAAGATTCTGAGCGTATTGTAGATTATGTAATTTCAAAGGTGGATGAATATTATGGCTCTTAGGGCAGTTTTTCCAGATGTAAAAGAATTTAGATGTAGTGATCTGTACCTTCAATCAGTAAGCGCACCAGCAGGTAATAAAATTTGGTCTGCCTGTCATGAAATTGCACAATTGCTAATTGATAAAAATATATCCTATGGCAATTCGGCCCTGGAGCCAACAAGAATATTTTCAACGGCGGACCCAGCAGAGCAGTTAAAGGTCCGTATTGATGATAAACTAAGTAGGGTAAAGAACAACCAAGGATTTTCTGGAGACAACGATATTGATGATTTAATTGGATATTTAGTCCTATATAAAATTGCAAAGGCTAAATCCAATTGACATTTTAGTTGACTGAAAGTATACTGTATATCTATGGAAATTGAATTAGCTGATCATTATGATCGAATGAACAAGGTAGTTGAAGAACTACTTAAAGGTAACAACGCAACAAAAATATCTACTCTAACGGGTTTTAAAAGGTCAGAGGTTATAGAGTATATAGATGAGTGGAAAGAGGCCGTTAGAACGGATTCTGGGGCTCGTGAGAGGGCTAAGCAGGCGATCTCTGGTGCGGACCAACACTATGCAATGCTAATTAAAGAGGCCTGGAAGACGGTAGAGGATGCAGACCAGCTTGGGCAACTAAACGTAAAGGCAACCACATTAAAATTAATTGCAGATATTGAAGGAAAAAGAATAGGAATGCTTCAAGAAGTTGGCCTACTTGATAATGCAGAATTAGCAACAGACCTTGCCGAGATGGAAAGAAAGCAAGAAGTATTGGTTAAGATATTAAAAGAAGTAACCGCTGTTTGCCCTAAATGCAAGCTAGAGGTTGCAAAAAGATTATCCCAGATAACTGGGATAGTAGAGCATGTGATAATAGATTTAGAAGAGTCAAGTGGATCTTAATTTTAATGATTTGATTGACATCCTGGATGGCGAAGAGTTTGATGAAAGACCAGTCGATCTAAAAACTTTTGTAACAGATAAGCAGTATCTTGGCCTTCCAGAACTTTCTGAGCATCAATACACTTTAATTGAAAAAAGTTCTCAGATTTATAAAGAGGCTACGCTAGTAAAGTTGTTTGGCGAAGAGGGAACATTAAGATACAGGCAGACATGTAATGAAGTAATTGCACAATTAGGAAAAGGAAGCGGTAAGGATTACTGCTCAACAATCTCCGTTGCCTATATTGTTTATTTGTTGCTGTGCTTAAAAGACCCAGCGACATACTATGGGAAACCCCCAGGAGATTCAATTGATATTATTAATATTGCAATTAACTCACAACAAGCGAACAATGTTTTTTTTAAAGGATTTAAAACAAGAATAACAAAATCTCCGTGGTTTATCGGAAAATATTTTGAAAAAGCATCTGAAATTAAATTTGATAAAAATGTTACAGTATACTCAGGTCACTCAGAAAGAGAAGCGTTTGAGGGTTATAACGTACTTGTAGTTGTGCTAGATGAGATATCGGGCTTCTCTCTTGAAAGCACCAGTGGGCATGATCAGGCAAAGACTGCAAGCGGAATATATGAGATGTACAGGGCATCAGTTGATTCACGTTTTCCAGATTACGGAAAAGTAATTTTATTATCATTCCCAAGATTTAAGAATGATTATATTCAGCAAAGATACGCAGATGTTATTGCAGAAAAAGAAACCATATCTAGAGTATATAAATTTAAGCTAGACAACGATTTGCCAGATGAGACCGCAGGCAACGAATTTGAGATATCCTGGGATGAAGACCATATTGTGTCTTATAAATATCCTAGGGTGTATGCTATAAAAAGGCCTACGTGGGAAGTAAACCCGACTAGAGATATTAATGACTTTAAGATATCATTTTACAGAGATCCAGTAGACGCACTTGGTAGATTTGCCTGCATGCCCCCAGAGGCTATTGATGCATTTTTTAAATCAAGAGATAAAGTAGAAAAATCTTTTAACAATTTGGCATTGGCAACAGATGAGCACGGAAGATTTGAAGAATGGTTTAAACCAGAAGACTCAAAAGAATATTTTATCCACGTCGACCTTGCACAAAAACATGACCATTGTGCAGTTGCAATGTCCCATATTAAAAAATGGGTAAACGTAAAAGTAACAGATACCTATTCTCAGCAAGCTCCGATTGTAGAAGTAGACTCAGTAAGATATTGGACCCCTACATCTGATAAATCTGTTGATTTTACTGAAGTAAGGGATTACATATTGTCATTAAGATCAAGAGGGTTTAATATAAGAATTTGTACTTTTGATAGGTGGAACTCTCATGACATGATGCAGCAACTTAAGCAGTATGGTATAAATACCGAGACTTTATCTGTTGCAAAAAAGCATTACGACGACATGGCTATGGTAGTTCTAGAAGAAAGACTTTCTGGGCCACACATCAATCTTTTGATAGACGAGCTACTTGAGTTAAGAATTATAAGGGACAAGGTGGATCACCCACGGAAAGGCTCAAAAGATTTAGCCGATGCAGTCTGTGGGTCAATATATAATGCAATAAGCCTCACTAGACCAGCTTTTGGGGAAGTTGAGGTTCACACTTATGATTCTATTGTATACGATAATGTTAAAGATGAGGAAGAAACTAGGTATAATATGATAAGACCACCCAGAATACCAATAAGCTTGGCAAACGCTATAGAGAATATGGAAATAATATGAGTATATATCAAGAAAAAGCAAAAGATTGTAAGTGCTGCGGTAAGCATGTACCATTACCAATAATCCTAAAAGAATTTAATAGAACTACACTGTGTCCTACAACGTATTATAATGTTTTAGAGTACAGTAAGCTTTGGGAAAAAATTGGACATAGGCCTCCAGGTAACTTAAGTAAACATTTTTCAGAGTATGTACAGCAAGTAGTTCAGAATAGTATTGACAACGGCAAGTCAGTTTAGGTATACTTACAACTAGGCAACAGTAGCTTAGTTGGTTAAAGCCCCGAACTCATAATTCGGTAATCCTCGGTTCAAGTCCGAGCTGTTGCACAGAAAGGTAAGTAGATGTTGTATTCAATTGGAGATAGCCATCAGTTTAGAATGGCTTTGTCTGGACAAGGCGAAGCAGTAAGCTATTGCAGCTGGATTGGCCGAACTCCGCCAGATGACGATATCCCAAATCCATCAGAATGTGCATCTACTCACGTTGCACGTGCAGTGGGACTCAGAGCAGATATGTATTTTTCTGGCTTCAGGGGCGCCAGTGCATACTCATCAACATATACAAATGGTGGATACCCCTGCATTCTTAAAACACTTGATTCTAATTCTGTCGTACTCCCATCATTTGGATATATTGATGTTAAAGCACACTTGCCACATAAAAAAAATACTGAAGAGGTTGTATCTCGTTATGTCGGTAAAACTCTTTCATTTTTTAAGGGACATCAAATACGTTTTGTAAATCCTATACCACAATTTGTTAACGCTATCGGTAGTGGATCACCGAACTATGATTTTGATGACAGATTCCCATATTATGAAGAATTTAAGTATTTTTTAAAAAAGCATGTATCTGAAGAAGGTTTAAAAGACCCAATATCCATAGAAGATATTCTGGGTGTTGATAGACTAGATGAATCATTTGAATGTCATGAATGCCTAGCATGTGATCAGTATAAAGAAACAGATATTAAGCTTGACCATTTAAAAAAGCCATTTAGCCAAAAAATAGTTAACGGCATACTAGATGCCATGGGGTATTAAAATGAATGATGAACAATATCATAATGAAAAACTAGCTCACTACTTAGAGATAGGAGCAATCAGGGTGGCTGGGGTAGATAAAGATGGAGAAATTGTATATGAAATAGACGAAGATATTACTCAATCTCTTGCCCCCGAGCTGTGGGAATCACATATGAATTATGTAGATGAATCACTTATTGAGCTATATGAAGAAGGATTAGTGGATGTTGAATACGATGAAAATTTAGAAGCCACATTAATGTTATCCCCAGAAGGATATAAGATTGCAAAAGAAAAAGGAATTATACCGCTAGAAGAGGGGGATATTTTTAATGCCGACAATTAATTTTGACGATGATGTTTTTGAGAATAGAAGGTTCTTATTCCAAAATATAGCTAAAGCTTTCCCAAACAACCCGTGGGTAATAAAAGCTACCGAAAAAATGAAAAGTTATTCAAAAGATGAATATTCTTTTATGCTTAAAGAAGCTTATGCTTTCCAAGATAGTTTTGATAAAGCAATTAATTTGGGGATATCCGCAAAAACAAAAGAGGCCCATGATCTTTTTGTTTTATTTATTAAGCATATCAGGTGGTTTTTTGAAATAGATGCAGATACTTATGATGAATTGATACAGCTATGCAGTCCAAACATGAATCAATTTCTTATTGTTAATAAATCATATTCTGATTTATTATACGATATGCTTATTGAATATAGATTAGAAATGGGAATATAATGAAAGCAATTGTTGTAAAGTCGTTTGGTGGACCAGAAGTTATGGAATATGTTGACTACAGGGATCCAATACCAAATAGTAACCAGGTAGTAGCGGATACTAGAATGATTGGCGTAAACTATGCCGACACCTATCAAACAGAAAATACTTATTTAGTTCAGTCCCTACCACCAGTCATACCTGGCATTGAGGCTTCCTTTATTCTGGACAATAAATTATTTGTAGGTTACACATCAAGCGGTGCTTATGCAGAAAAAATTATTATTAATAAAGACAAAATGTTTGAGGTTCCAGAAGGCGTGACTGAAGAAGAAGCCCTGTCTGTCATATGTCAAGGATCCACAGCATATGGAATTGTAAACGATGTCTGCAATATATTGCCAGGTGACGTTGTTTTGGTCAATGGTGCCTCAAGCGCAGTCGGAATGATTTTAATTCAGCTGTGTAAACTTGCTGGTGCTACTGTAGTAGGAGTTACTTCAAGTGAGCAAAAGATAGAATTTATTAAAACTCTAGGTGTAGATTTTGCTTTTCTAGATACTGAAATAAATAAAATAATAAAGTCAATAGGGTGCAGGCCAAAATTTATCATGGAATCATACGGAGGCAAACATTTCATGGGGTACTACGCAATGCTTTCTACTGGTGGACACATATGCTCATACGGAGCTTCATCTAGAGATGGACTTCCATCTATTCAGATAAGAGATTTGCTTAAGGACACAAAGACAGTCTCTGGATTTTGGGGAACTGCCTTATTCTTACATGACTCAGATAGATTAGCAAATGTTGTAAATGCATTATTTGATTTAATTAAAAATAAAAAGATTAAGATTATTATCGGAGATAAGATGAGCCTAAAAGATGCAAAGATCATGCATGAAAAAATAAGAGATAGAATAACACTTGGAAAACTTATTTTAACAAATGATATCTAATCAAAGAGATAACTTTTTTTCTCTAGGATATTTTGGAGAGTTGTCTCCAAATACTGAAGAATTTAGTTTAAGATACGAAAAAGAATTAGGTTTGGAGGTTGATCTAAGTATAATTTATCAATATAACAATATTGGGTTTAGGTGTGATAATTTTATAAAAGAGCATGTCGGGACGCACGTATTGTTTGGAGGATGTTCCGAAACAGAGGGGGCGTCTAATTTACTAGAGGACACATGGTCACATGTTTTATATAATAAAATTAAAAACGACATCAATGCGTCTGGCTACTATAATGTTGGTAAAACTGGCTTGACGACCCCATTAATTATATTAAATATTTTTCAGTATATTAGTGATTATGGAATTCCAGATTACATATTTCTACAACTTCCAGATCACAGCAGGTACCTTTCCTGGTCAGAAGAAAAATTAATTCATCCAGTATATAAAAATAAAAAAGAGCTAACAAAATTAGATTCTAAATTTTTAGATTTTTTTACTAAAGGTGGCGAAATTCCTGAGCTTAATATAAATATATTTTTTAGTAATTTTATTTTAAGAACATTAATTCAATTTTGCAAAATAAATTCTGTAAAACTTTATTGGTCCACTTGGCACCCAGATAGTTACCCTATTGGAATATTTACAGAGTATGATTCTTCGGATTATGTTTTAACTGCACCGTCAGGGAAAGATCATTGGGGCATTAAGATAGAGGATTTAGTCGCAAGGGACGGCTTTCATTTTGGCAAAGGGTTTCATAAAGTATGGGCAGAAAAGTTTTATGAGGAGTTTATAAATTATAAAAATAATTAAAAGAATGCTGGTTAAAAGAAAAATAAAAAAGATTATGAAAAATAGAAAGTACATATACTAATGATAATATTAGGGGTTAATGAAACATCTCATGACGCATCACTATCTTTAATTAAAGATGGTGAGATATTATTTGCAGGACATTCTGAAAGATATAGCAAGAAAAAGAATGACTGGTATATTGCTGACGGCTTGATTGAGGATGCCTTATCTTATGGCGCACCTGATGCTATCGCCTACTACGAAAAACCTCTTCTAAAAGCCTCCAGACTGCTTCTAAGGGGCGGTTCTGGGGAATGGAAGCCAAGATTCAATATTTCAGGTATACCTAAAAAATCTTTTAGCCACCATTACTCTCATGCAGCAGCAGGATACTATACAAGTAAATTTAATGACGCCGCAATAGTGGTACTAGATGCTATTGGAGAATACAATACATCAACAATATGGGTTGGAGAAGGTGAAAAAATTAAGTTGAAATATAAACAAAACTATCCAGTTAGTTTTGGATTATTCTACTCAGCTTTTACTCAGCTAATCGGACTTATGCCAAATCAAGAAGAATATATAATGATGGGTATGGCAGCACACGGAGACTGGAAAAAGTATTATAAGGAAGTAGATGATTATTTTCCAAGTTATGATAAGCAAAAATATAATTTTCATAAGGGAATCACCGACTGGGGCTGGATTTCAGAACAAGATAAATTTGATATTGCTGCAGCAGTACAAGTAGTTTATGAGCAAAGACTAAATCAATTTATGCGTATGGCAAAGTCTCTTACTGGTAAAAACAATTTAGTATTTATGGGTGGGTGTGCTCTTAACTCTTCAGCAAATACTTTGTTGTGGAATATATTTGACATGATATGGATAATGCCAAACCCTGGAGATGCTGGAAGTTCTTTGGGTGCCGCTGCAGCATTGTACGGTAAACATTTGGAATGGAAGTCTCCATATTTAGGCCATGATTTAGGTGGAGAGTACCCAGTTCAAAAAATTATTGATGGCATATTAAAAGATGGTGTTGTTGCAGTTGCATCAGGAAGAGCAGAATACGGACCAAGGGCACTTGGTAATAGAAGTATACTTGCGGATCCTAGAGATCCTAATATAAAAAATAAAGTAAATTTAATTAAACAAAGAGAGCTGTTTAGACCCTTTGCTCCAGTTGTTATGGCGGATCATGCATCTAAATGGTTCGATATGGATTTTGAAAGTCCATATATGCAGTATACAGTTAAATGCTTGCAGCCATCAAGGGTTCCTTCTGTTGTTCATTTTGATGGAACATCTAGAGTACAAACAGTAACAAGGGATCAGCATCCAGGATTACACAGAGTTTTAAATAAATTTTATTTACAAACTGGAGTTCCAATGTTATTAAATACTAGTTTAAACATAAAGGGCCAACCTCTATTAAATGATATTCAAGACACTATTGACTGGCAACAATATTACGGGTATAATATATTAACATAAACCTTTGTAGCTCAGCGGAAGAGCAACAGACTTCTAATCTGTTTGTCGCTGGTTCGATTCCAGCCAGGGGTGCCCTAGCAAAAAGAAAGGTATACTTATAATATGAGCAGTAAAATTTTGGTAGCAATTATTAGCGCTAATGAGAAGGATTTAAAACAAACTGTTTTAAGCGCTATAGATAATGCAGATAACCCAGACAATCTATCATTTGTCATATTTGATTCATGCCTGAACGGCTTTACAAAAACTGATTTTACAGATATTAAAAATGTTTTTTATATGAATATGGAATTTAGTGGGACACAAGGTGTCGGCCTGGCTAGACTAATTGCTTCATCTATTATTATGCCAGACACCAACTACGTTTTGCAGCTAGACTCACATATGATATTTGTTAAACATTGGGACACCACAATAGTGGAATGCTTTAATAAACTTGAAAAGATAGCAAAAAAACCAATCATCAGCTCAAGAGCGCCAGCATGGACTTATGATGAGTCGGGCAGTATTTTATATGCCGAAGTATCAAATAGTCCTCAAAAATTAATATTTAAAGACTCAGAGGTTTCTGCATTTCAAGACGGATACCCAACAATAGAAGGTGTTGGTTTTGAAAACGGTGATTATATAGAACACAATTTAATATCTGCTCAATTTACTTTTAGCAGGCCAGACTTATATTCTGAAATTTTGCATGATCCCAGGATTGTTTGGGGTGGAGATGAGCCAATATATTCTTTGCGTGCGTGGTGCAGAGGATACCAGATGTTTTCTATTAAACCAAACATATGTTTTCACTATAATAAAAAAACAACTAAAGGTGCCCATGGGAAAGACAACAAAGATGATTGGAGAAGCTTGGCAAATAATGACTCAAGGCTTTTCCCGTTTTATATGAAAAGGTACAATGAGGGTAAAAGGATTATGCGAGAAATTCTGTTGGGTGACTATATAGGGTATTGGGGTGCCCCATCAATTGAAAAATTAAAAGAATTTGAGGCAGCTTGTGAAATAGATTTTACAAAATTTTACAAAATTTTAGATGAAAGATCAAGTGTATTATGATATACTTGTGTAGAGATTAAGGTAAATTAATGATTATACAGGTTATAGGCTTGCCAGGAGCAGGCAAAACTACGTTTGCAAAAGAACTTGCTGATAGAATTAATGCTATACATTTAAATGCCGATGCAGTAAGAGCGGAATTAAATAAAGATTTAGGGTTTAGTCCAGAGGATAGGCTTGAGCAAGCTCGCAGAATGGGTGCCCTTTCAAGACTACTTTCAAATCAAGGATACCATGTGGTTGTAGATTTTGTTAACCCAACAGCAGAAACAAGAGCATCATTTGGAAATCCAGACAAAGTAGTTTGGATGAATAGAAAACCAGTTCGAGATTTTCCAGATACAACAGCTATGTGGGAAATGCCAGCAAACCCAAATTTAACGTTTGATGACAGAACAGAATACACAGATGCAGCAAGAATTGCATGTGTTGATTTTCAGCTCCATGATTGGCGTCAGCCAACTACATTGATGCTTGGAAGATATCAGCCATGGCATGAAGGGCATCATGCTTTGTATCAAGAGGCGGGAACCAGAACTCCTCAAGTAATGCTAGGTGTTAGAAATACGTACAAGACAAGCGAAAAAGATCCCTTAGATTTTGAACAAGTAAGGGGATATATTGCACAAGATCCAGTAATGGACAAAGCGATGGTTATTAAGATGCCTAATATAACTAACATTGTATATGGTCGTGATGTCGGATATAAAATTGAGCAAGTGTCGTTAGGAGCAGAAATTGAATCTATTAGTGCTACTCAAAAGCGTAAAGAAATGGGTATATGAGTCCGCCGATGCTATGGCAGACAACGAAATAAAGCTTTACGAGCAATGGTTTAAGAAAGAAGAAGATGAACGTAACTAAACAAAGATCAGCACTAAAAGCAATTACTTGGCGTGTTATAGGTACAGCAGATACTTTTGTTTTGTCATATTTTATAACACATAAAGCAATAACGGCTGCATCAATTGCAGGGTTTGAAGTACTAACAAAAACAATACTTTATTACTTCCATGAACGTGGTTGGAATAAAATTAAATGGGGGAGAGAATAATGTTTGAGTATTATGTAAAGAAAGTAAGCAAGGTTGTAGACGGAGATACAATTGATGTAGAAATTGATTTAGGTTTTGATATCTCCTTTAGTTCAAGGGTAAGACTTGCTGGCATTGATACTCCAGAGAGTAGAACAACTGACAAGATAGAAAAAGCCCTAGGCTTAGAAGCAAAAGCTTACTTAAAGCATGAGATTGATGCAGCCAAATCTGTTGTTATTAAAACAGAAAAAATGGACTCATCTGAAAAGTATGGTCGTATTTTGGGTTGGGTATTTCTTGACGGAGCATCTGTATCATTAAATGAAAAGATGATTGCGGATGGACATGCATGGGGATATATGGGAGAAACAAAGATTAAAGACTTTGACGCATTAGCAAAAGCTAGGAAGAAAAGCGGGAAGTAATGCCAGTATACGAATATAAATGCTCATATGATGATGCACATCCAAAAATGTCAGTACACAGGGCAATGACTGAGAGCGACCCTGGGTATACATGCGTAGAATGTGAGTCCGAAATGACACGATTTTTTACTACAGTTGGCGTACAGTTTAAAGGAAATGGCTTTTACAAAACAGATAATCCCAAGTAATTTGAACTAGCATTCTGCTATACTTACTAAGTAAACAAAAATATTGTATTACTTGGGGGACTCTTGATTGAACAAAAAATTAAGAATATTTACAGCCTTCCTGCTATCAGTAGGTTGGCTTTTTGCTGGTCCCTCCCAAGCTAATGCTGCAGACACACTAATAAACGGATCCTTCTCGTCAACTGGTGGTGGATGGTCTGGGGCAAATATCACTGGCTCATCAAACAATAATGCCTCCTGCGACAATGGTGGCCCAAGTATGGGCGCTTGGGATGACGATGCACTTGCTATGTCGTATGTTAACACGCCAGTTACTCAAGTAGTAACAATATCTCAACCATCTGCAGTTGTTTTTACAGTAAATGCTCGGAATAGATCAGATGTTCCTGGAGCACAAGCAACAATTAGACTTCAAGATTCTAATCAAAATATTTCAACAGGCGGCAACTATTCTACTAGCGGAATTAATAAAACGCTAACAGTAACAACCACATCTCCAAATGAAAATGTAACAATAACAATAAGCGGAACAGACGGATTAGGCTGGGCTGGATGCTACGGAACTATATTTACTAATGCCTCTTTATCTGTGACACCAACAGTTGTTAAAACCATTGGAGCCCCAAGAAATTTAACGATATCTAGCAATGATACATCAACTGTATTAAGCTGGGAGGCACCCAATACTGGCAACACACAACCAGAAAGATATGCGATAAGCTTTAATTGTTCTGGGTGTAACGGTTGGGGAATTGCCACTGGAAATGTTGGCGGACCAAATTCTTTAAACACAACAATAACAATTGATAACTCTCTACTTGAAAGTTTAATGCCAAGCGGTACGGTATGGTCATTTCATATTAGATCAGATAATGATACATTAGCCCTGTACTCTGCAAATTCAAATGTTGTTACATTAAAAATTGGAAAGACTGCAGAAGAAATTGCAGCAGAGCAAGCAGCAGCAAATCAAAGCGCAGCAAACATTGTTATTGGATCAATTACAAACTCTAACTGGACCACAGCCCGTAGCCAATATAATGCATTGACAAGTGATCAAAAAGCACTCGTTAGTAACTATCAGTTATTACTAAATGCTGAAGCAGCAGCAGCACAGGCTGCTATTGATGCAGAGAACGCAAGATTAGCAGCAATCGCTGCAGAAGCAGCAAGAGTAGCAGAGGTTGCAAGACTGGCAGAGGTGGCAAGGTTAGCAGAAGTAGCAAGGGTTGAAGCAGAAGCAGCAGCAGTCTTAGCAGCACAGCAAGAAGCAGCAAGAATAGAAGCAGCAAGGGTGGCAGCAGTAGCAGAGGCAGCAAGGGTTGAGGCTGCTCGTGTAGCCGCTATTGCAGAGGCTGCAAGGGTTGAAGCAGCCAGAGTAGCAGCGGTAGCAGAGGCGGCAAGGGTAGCAGCAGCAGCAGAGGCTGCAAGGGTTGAGGCAGCACGAATTGAATCTGAAAGATTAGCAGCAATCGCTGCAGAAAATGCCAGACTTGCAGAAGTTGCAAGGGTAGCGGAAGAAGCAAGATTAGCAGCACTGGCAGTAGAGAAAGCAAAACAGGATGCCATCAATGCAGAAAATGCTAGGCTTGCCGAGGTAGCAAGACAGTCTGCAATTAAAGCGGAGGCTGATCGTGTAGCAGCAGAACTAGCAGCAAAGAAAGCAGAAGAAGAAAGAGTTGCTGCAGCATTAGCAAAGGCCAAGGCAGAAGAAGAAGCAAGAATTGCTGAAGAGAAAAGATTGAAGGCTGAAGAAGAAGCCAAAGCAGCAGAAGAGGCTAGACTAAAGGCTGAAGAAGAAGCAAGGCTTGCTGAAGAGAAAAGAAAGAAAGCGGAAGAGGATGCTCGTATAGCGGAAGAGCAAAGAAAGAAGGCAGAAGAAGAAGCAAGAATTCAAGCAGAAAAGGATAGGCTTGCAGCAGAGGCTGCTGCTAAGGCAGAGGCGGATAGACTGAAGGCAGAGGCTGAGGCAAAAGCCAAGGCAGAAGAAGATGCACGACTTGCAGCAATAAAGAAAGCAGAAGAAGAAGCCAGAGCCAAAGCAGAAGCAGACAGGCAGGCACAAATTGCTAAAGATAAAGCAGCAGAAGAAGCAAGAATATTAGCAGAGCAAAAAGCTAAAGAAGCGGAGGCTGCAAAAATAAAAGCAGAGGAAGATAGAAAGATCGCTGAGCAAAAGGCTTTGACTGACGGAAAGATTACAGCAGAAGATACTAAAAGGGTTTTAGAAAATATTAACTCTGATGGTAAAGTAACTCAAGCAGAAGTTAAAAATATTGTAGAAGCAATTAAACAATCAGATGCTCCATTAACTGTTGAGCAAAAAGATTTAATTGCAACAGTTGTTATTGCAGCAGCAGTATCTTCTGGAGAAAATGTAACAGCAGAACAAATTCAAGATGCTGGAATTCAATATAAAGATCTTCCACCAGAAACACCAGTTGAAGTTAGAACATCTGAAAATGGAGAAACACTTGTTATTACTGCAGAAGTTGCTGCAAATGTAGAATTAGTTACAGATGCGGGAGCATTATTAGAAGCAGTATTTACAGACCCAGGGGCAGCAGTAGCAGCCATTGGTAGTATAGGTGCTGACATGACTACAGGAGAAAGAGAAGAAGCAACTAAGATGGTTGTAGCAACAGTCATCGCAACAGGTGCAGCAATAAATGCTGTTGGTGCAGCAACGGCGGGAACCACTGGAGGATCTAGCAGAAGCAATTCTGGAGGATCAGGTGGAGGAGGAGCCTCTGGCGATTCCAAGGGAATAAGGAGAAGAAGACCATGATAAAGAAAATAATGCAAGATATGATAGACCAACTTTGGACACTTCTAGGTATGTTTATTGCCTGGGTAGTCCTTGATGGTTCCGCAAAAACAGTAGTAGGTTATGCAATTGTATGCACACTAATTGCGTGGGCAGTAACGTATCCTATTAGAAACAAAGATTGGGATGATAAAGAATGAAAGATAAATTGATGTGGGTAATCACCCTAGGAATATTAGGATTTATAGGCCTTGTAGTTATTGGAGAATACTCTTCAATGTTAATGCAACAAGCAAAATTTGGAGAAAAGTATTCAACTAACTCAGATGCAATTGCATTAGTTCAAAATGCATTAGTAGGATTAATAGGAATTATTGGCGGATACTTTGCAGGAAAAGGTGAAAAGTAATGGCTAAAGCATACATAGAAGAGCCGACACAAGTAGGCTCAGGAGCAATTGCAAACATCAATAATATTGTAATGCGTATAATTGCTGTATTTGCAGCCTCTGGACTATCCGTAATTGGAGCAGGAGCAATTGTAGGGATTGAAACCTATAAAGCAGTTATATTGGCTGGAACCCTTGGAGTTGCAACTGTAGTTGAAAAGCTTGCTCGTGGATTCTTAGATGATGGTAAATTAACAGTATCAGAAATAAATTCGGCATTTTCAGCAGTAGATAAAAAAGCCAATAAAATTTAATATAAATACAAGTCGACTAAAAAACCTTTAAAGTGGTATAATGTACTTATGACACAAGTCTATCACAAACTAGGAGAGTAAAATGGCAGAGGCACAAGGCTCAGCAGCAAGATTAGTAGAAGTAGCATTAGCAGAAGTTGGAACCATTGAGGGTCCAAAAGATAATGAAACAAAGTATGGTAAGTTTACAAAATCAAACTTCCAACCATGGTGCGGAAGTTTCGTAAACTGGTGCGGGAACGAGTCTTCCGTAAATATTCCTAATACAGTTTATACACCAGCAGGGGCACAAGCATTTATTAAAGCAGGTTCGTGGCAGATGTCAGAAGAAGCAACACCACAACCAGGGGATATTGCCTATTTTGATTTCCCATCAGATGGCGTCGATAGAATTTCTCATGTTGGCATTGTTATTAAAGACAATGGTGACGGAACCGTTGACACAGTTGAAGGAAATACTGCGGGAAACAAAAAGGGAGATCAACGCAACGGCGGAGAATGTTGTCGTAAAACTCGTGCATACAAAAAGAAAAATGGTTCAAAACTTCGCAGAAGTGAATTAGTTTCTATTGTAGGATTTGGAAGACCGTCATTTGGTAAGCCAGTTGTTAAGAAGGCAGCTTCTACAGTTAAAAAAACAGCATCTAAATCTAGTGGCGGAAAACCGTCAGCTGTTAAATAATTGTGAACAAATATAGCATAAGTATTGCAATAACAGCAGAAGTGGAAGCTTTTGATGAAAATGATGCAATGGATTATATTTCTGATATATTTGGCATAGACGATGAAATTAAAAGTGTTAAAATAGTCCGAATAGTAAAGAAGTAGATATGCAGTATGCTATTGTTACTGGGGCTACTTTTGGCATTGGAAAATCAATAGCCAATAGGTTATCGGATCAATACACAGTTATAGCCTGTGGAAGAAGAATTAATCTAATTGAAGAGTCTAGGAATATAATACCATTTAAATTAGACATAACCGACAATGATTCAATATCTGGACTATCTAAGTATATATCAGATAAATCTATTTCTATTCTTGTAAATTGTGCTGGTGGCGGTACTTCGGAGTTTAAGGATAATATTTTAAATCAAAATGCAGAAGATATAAGCAGTGACTTTATGTTAAATACCTCATCTACATTTAATTTAATCAAGTCGGTTGTTCCTAAAATGAATATATCTGATAACCCAATAATTATAAATATAACATCAATAGCTGGGCATGAGATACTTAACGCCACCCCATCTTACACAATAGCAAAACATGCTCAATCAGTTCTTACTAATATATTAAGACGTGACCTAGCTAAGTCTGGTGTTAGGGTTTCTGAAATTATCCCATCATCCGTAAATAGTCACAATAACCCAAGCATGTCAGATAAATGCCTTGATCCTTCAGATATTGCTGATATTGTATCTTATATATGTAATACAAAAAAACACGTTGATATAAACAGTATATCTATCGGCCATGTAAAGGAAATACCATTTTGCTCTTGACACACCCACTAAACGCTTGGTATAATTATGTTATATCTTAATGAAGCTGGCATTAATGTTTTAATAAAAAAAAATAAAGCAAATGCAACTGATATGTATTGGAATAATTATAGCTTCATAATATGGGAAAAAAATATTGGCGGATACTCTAATACAAGTGGTGTATATAGAAACAGTAGTTGGGGGATATCAAAGATTTTCCCAATAACAAAAAATGGAATATGGGAACTGCCAAAAAAATATGTCAAATATCTTAAATGATTTAAATTTAAATCCAGACAATCTAAACTGGTGGGATATATCTGCCTGCAGGGGAATGGACACTAATTTATTTTTTGATACCTATGAGTCTAATGAAACTGTTGCAAAAAATATAGATGAGTGTTGTTTATCTTGCCCAGTTATGAAGATATGCCACGAGTCTGGTGTTTCAAATAATGAATATGGGGTATGGGGTGGAGTTTACTTAAGTTCTGGTTTAGCAGATAAGCTAAAAAATTCGCACAAGACTAAAGAAATTTGGAAGAAAGTAAATAAAAAAAATGGCATCAAGTAATTTATACGACAATGTTCATTTTAAGCATGGCATAAACCAGTGGACTGGGGAGCCAAACAAGCCAGTATTTTATAGCGACGAGATGAGAAGGAAGCTTAGGGAAATTAAAAAACCTTTGCTTTTGATGATGGATATAGTAAAGTATCCTGAGTTTCTTGCTTTGAGGCTGTATGAAGATAACTTTATTCAATTCACTGGAATTGAAAAAGAGAAAGTTATTGATTATGTTTCAAAAGCTAAGAAAATGATTGAATCTTACGGTGTACGATGCGAACTTGAAGGGGTCCCGATTGAACACAGAAAACTATAATGTCTTGATCAAATCAGAGCAAGTTCATGGAATGGCTAGATCTATAGGTGCACATGCATCAATAGTTGAATACTCAAAACACGGTATCTATTATCAAGAAATAATAGAGAATGATGACCTTACATTCATGGAAGAGGAATAATTGGAAAAAATACTTTGTTACTCCTGTAATAAAACAAAAAATCAATTGCATATTAGAAAGTCTAATTTACTTACAATTAATTTATTTATGTGCCAAACATGCATAGATTTAAAATTTGAGCCACGATGGGTGATTATCCTATCTGGCAGATCAAATGGGCATGAGTTTGTTAAAGAATTCATTCAAAAGAAACGGTATCTTGGCGCAGATATATCTGCATCAGAACTTCTAGTTTAAAGTTGTTATACTGATATAATAGTTATACATGGAGCCACTATCTATAGTATTAGTTATCTGTTCAGCCATTTTAAGTGGTCTTGGGACAGCTATTGTCAATTCTTCTAGGGAATCCAAAAAAGAAAAAATACGGCAATATGAGCATGCACAGGATTTACTAAGAATAGACGTAAAAGATTTAAAAATTGAATTATATGAACTTGAGCGTGAACTTAATTCCTGGAAAGATAAGTATTATAAAGCCATGCAGGAATTAATAGAAATTAAAGCTGAATTAGAAAACGCCATAAATCAATTAAATCATATAGAATATCATGCGGAACTGGACACAGAATAATTAAAATAGTACAATAAATATATGACTTGTATCGTTGCTATTGCTCAAGGTGGTGTTGTGTATATGGGCTCCGACCATGCCGCATCAGATGATAAAACTGGATGGATTTTGGCAAGAAAAGAACCAAAATGTTTTAAAAATGGTCAGTATGGAATTGCATTTACAGATTCATTTCGTATGGGACAAATCCTTCAATATATGTGGACCCCTCCAAAATATACACCAACTAAAACAAACTCTGGTTTAGATAAGTTTATGAGAACTAAATTTATTGATTCTGTTAAGTCTGTATTTAAAGATCATGGCTATGGAAGTATAGGATCACCGTCAGAGGAAGATACGGGTGGAATTTTTATTGTTGGAGTATGCGGAAGACTTTTTACTATAGATGAAGATTTTCATGTTGGAGAAAACATTGTTAACTACATGGCAGAAGGTAGCGGTGGAATGGTAGCACTTGGAGCATTGTATGCTACTAAGAACCAAAAGAATCCACGTTTGCGATTAAAAGCAGCACTAGAGGCTGCAACTGAATTCAATATGAGCGTAACGGCCCCCTATACATACATTCAAGTTTAGTGTATAATTAATACATGGATATAAACCACCTAAGACCAGACTATAGCAGATCTATGGACATCAGGGGGTTTCCAATACACATATGTCCTTGTGGCTGTGAAGTATTTAATCTAAAGGTAATTTTTAAAGATTATGAGATAGCCAGTTATTTTTTAGATATGGAATGTGCCGCTTGTGGTACGTTGGCAACTGCGCCAACGCCTATAGATAGAAATGAGTTGCAATGAGAAATTCAAGAAGAATAGATCTACTAGAACTTGAAATATATAAGCTACATATAGAGTTAGATTTATTACATGAAATTATAAATACCGTAATATCCTCTATGTCTACCCAGATAGACAATCAAAGAATTGATTCTGGCAAGTGGTACCCACGTAAGAACCCACAGCAATAGTACTATTGACATTCACCAGTCAATTTAGTATGATTAGTATATGAAAAAAATAATCACGGCTCTAGTAGCCTCAATAGCTCTATGCTTAATACCAACAGCTAATGCTGCTGTATTAAAAAATACAACAGTAAATGTGCCGACATTGGCAATTCTAGACACAGCTCTAGACACTTCAATCCCCTCAATTAAATCAAGATTAATTGGTGAGGTTTGTATTTTAGATTGGGCAACATGCGCCAATGGCCAAAAGTTTATGGAAGGTCCAGGGGCGGCAGTCATCCCACTTAATCTAATGGTTAGTAGAGACTTAAACCACGGAACTCAGATGACATCTATTGCAATTGCAAATAACCCAAATATGAATATTCTGTTTGTCCGCATTATTGGGAACACTGCAAATGGAATGAGACAAACTACAGGAATTAACACTGTTCCAAATGCTTTGAAATGGCTGTATGAAAACAAGGATAAATATAATATTAAAGCAGTAAGCATGTCGCAAGGCCACCACAACCTACTGGCTAAAACAAACTACTGCCCAGTTACAAATACAGATTATTGGGTGGATTGGTTTTCAAAGTCTAACATTCCAGTATTTTTTCCCACAGGTAATGGTCGTGACAAAGCAAGAATTGACTGGCCAGCATGTATTCCATCATCCATTGCAATAGGCGGGGCAGAAGATTTTGATGAAACTTATGCAACATCTATTACTAGTAATTACGATCCCGTATTGACAGATTTTTGGGCACCAATATCAGCCAGAGTGCTATTCCCTGGAGGTGCAGAGGGTAACGCATTTGGAACATCTGTTTCAGTACAAATTGCAGCAGCAAAATGGCTAAGTGTGTCGTCATCAAAACCAACACTCACAATGTCACAAATGCTTGATCTAATTAAAAGAACTGCTAAGCCAATCACAAATTCTTTAAATCAAATAGGAATCGTAATGAGTGAACAGGGCGCAATAAATGGATAATAAGCTAACTGTATTAGAAGAAATTATAAAAGAGATTGGCGAGGAGTTGTACCAGAAATGGTACAACTCAATTGCTCTTGAAGATAGAAATGAGGCCGCATCAAAAGCACTTTCTACAAATGCTGGCGAGACGGCAATGTGGGTTATTCAAACATTCATGGAGAAGTTTAATAGCGCTGCGGACGAATTAAAAGGAGAGTAGTTTGATAGTTACAGATGAAAGCTTCGGTAGAGTACTAGATTCTCATAATCTAGTTCTTATTGATTTTTGGGCTCCGTGGTGTGGGCCATGCCTAAAGGTGTCTCCAATATTAGATGAGATATCTAAAGAGCTCGGATTGTGGGTGGGAAAGTTAAATGTTGATGAGAATCCTATTAAATCTGCAGAATACTCTGTAACCTCTATTCCGTGTATGGTATTATTTAAGTCTGGAAAGCCAGTCAAAACTATTATTGGGGCTAAACCCAAGCATATTATGTTGGAGGAGTTGTCAGAGTGGATATAGATTCCGATCCAGAGTACATCGACCACGTAGAGTTTGAAATATGGCTTAAAAATGGTTACGACAGGGGTTGGGTATCAGATGTGTTTTGCGACACACACGAAGGACCTCCTTTAACAGAAGAAGAAAGTCAAGAATGGGATGAAGGCGGAGACCCATGTTCATTTCATGTAAAAATAAATGCGCTAATGTAGCGACATTTGAGGTCTAAAAACGTCTTACATAGTGTGAACATGTCACAAATTTCTGGCTCGTGAAGAGACAGATAATAAAAGGAGAAATAAATAGAATGAAATCGTTCAAAAAAATATCAATTGCTACTGCTGCAGCTTTAGCAATCGTTGGATTTTCTGTAGCACCTTCTTCGGCAGCACCGCTTGCCGTTACGGTTGCAACAGTAAATAACGCAACAACTACGACAGCACCAGCAACAGTAGCAGTTCCATCAAGTAATGTCATTACTTCTGGAAACACTATTGCCTTGGCAGCAACAGCAGATACAGGCACAAGCGTTACTTTTACTGCTTCATCAACTGTAAAGTTGGTAACAGCACTTAACACAACAGATGCACCAAAGTCAGTCGCATCAGGTGTTTCAACACTTACAGTTACTTCTGCTGGATCAGCAGCAACAGTTTATGCTTATACAACTACAACAGCAGTCGGTACAGTAACCATTACTAATGGCTCGTACTCAACAATTGTTTACATCTCTGGTACTGCTGGAGCAGCATACAACCTAGGACTAACAGTTCCATCTGCAACAGCAGTGGGCACAGTTCCTACAATTGCTCTAACAACAACAGATGTATTCGGAAACTCAGTTTCAGATACAGCAACAGTAACATTGATCGGCTCAACATTTGCTGATGGTTCTGTTACAAAGTCACTAACTACAGCAACAGCAACAAACACTTCGACTGGAGCAGTTCTTGGAACTGTAACATCAGCCCTAGCAACATCAGTTGCTGGAGAAGTTACTGTAGTTGCTACAGGTCTTTCAACAGTAACAGCCGTAACTGGCCTTGCTGCACCAGTAAAGTCTGTCATTGCCAAGTTTACAGTTTCTGATCTTACGGGAATTATTGCAGGACTAAAGTCAGACCTTGCGGCATCACAAGCAGCGCTTGCCACTGAAAAAGCTTCAAATGAAGCAAACAAGTTAGCAAATGCAAAAGCTTTAGCAGATGCCAAGGTTGCATCAGATGCAGCTAAAGCAGTAGCAGAAAAAACTTTAGCAGATGCTAAGGCTAGTGGAGATAAGGCTCTTTCAGATGCCATTGCATCACATTCAAAGTTTGCAGCAGATGCTGCACTTGATAAGGCTAATGCGTCTTCTGCAGCACTAACTGCTAAGACTCTTTCAGATGCAACAGAAGCAAAACTAAAAGCTGATTATAATAAACTGGCTGCTAAATGGAACAAGGCTAATCCAAAGTCCAAAGTTTCACTAAAGAAGTAAGTATATTAAAGCAAAGGGGCAAGGCCTAGGCCTTGCCCCTTTATTATTTAAATGGTATTATTATTATATGAAATTTCACTATATGTCTTTATTTGAAGATAACTCTAAAGATGCATTAATAAGTATAGCCAACGCCGTACATGAGGTGGGATATGAATCATTACTTATAGTATATGATTCATTTTTAGATAATGCTGTTATTACTGTATCAAATACAATAAATAAAGATCATACTTTTAAATATATAATTGCGGTAAGAACATATTCTGTATCTCCAGAATATTTGGCGGGAATGTATGAAACATTTGAAAGAATTGCGCCAGGACGTGTCACTTTTAATATAATTCCAGGAAATATTAAATTTCAAGAAACAAGTTTAAGGGATGTTGTTTTAATTGAAGATCAAATTAAAACACAAGAACAAAGAGATCTTTATACATTAGAATGGCTTAAAAAATATAATAGGCTATCAATAATTAAAAACCTACCCCCACTTATGCTATCTGGTGATACTATAGATTTTCAAAAAGCTTGCATACAGTATGGAATTACCAATATAATCAAGCTAGATGATTTTTTATATCAACACGATAAAACATTATTAAAAAATGACAAGCAGATTGTATCTGTTGCGATATTAAATAAAGACACGCTTGATGAAAGCAATAAATATTTAAATAAAATTATTGGAACCCACGGTAAGACAACCATCTATGGTGATAAGGATCACATACATAAAGAGATTCTGAACTTAAAGTTAAAAGGAGTTACAGATATACTAGTACATCAGCTTCCCGTTCGAGGGCAAAGCTCAGAAATACACAATATAATAAAAGAGATAAGGAAATCAATTAATGGGTAAACATCTAGATAAAATGAAAAGGGCATTAGCTCAAAGACAGGCCGCAACCTACGCCCCTGGGGAAAAAAAGCCAGGTTCAATGAATATTAAAAAGACTGGGTACAGGGGTCAAAAGGCCAGAGGCCCTAAATAGTGTTTAGTGGTTTTTGCGAAATAAAGGACTGTAAAAATAAGTCAACAAGGCTCTCTGGAAAGCTAGGCGGACCAATAATAGACATCTGTGATGATTGCTGGCATAAGCAATACAAGTCCTAATCAACTAAATGCTATAATAGAGTCATAAGCGGAATACTAGTCCCGCTTAAATAAATAACCTATAGGAGTAATAAAATGTCAGACGGATTAAATTTAGACGGTTTTGCAACAGTAAAGCCATCAGCAACTAACGATATAAATGGTCACTATTCAGATAACACAGGATCAGCTTTCCCTTCAACAGATAAGTCAACACAAGATAGCTCAGGCGTCGGAACAAGCGGTAAGTAATAATGTCTATATTGGATCAAGAGCCAGTAGTAGAGGCTGCTACAGCTCCAGTAAGAGCAGTAGCTCCAACTACATCTAGTACAGATTGCACAAGAGACACAAGAGGCGAAGCCCCTTGTTCAGTTAAGAATTGTGAGAACTGCAACTAATGTGTATTATGTGTGGTTGCGGTAAGGCTGGGAATGGAGATATTACATCTCCAGACACCCCTATGATGGTCATCACTAACATCTTTGGTGGAGATATTGATAGCATGGATGAAAGTGGTCTTGATGACTCTGATTCAATGAGTACATCAACATCTACAGGAGCGGTCATAAACGATAATGACTAATAGTTTTCAAAAAGAAAACGGTACTAGCACGGTGCCACCAGCTAACGCTGGTGCATCTGCTGGCGCTGTAACATCTGCAGAGGCTACAGCAAAAAAGCCATATCAGGGTAAATTTAAATCTGGTGTGCAAACAAAAAGACCTCCAGTTAAAGTAGATATAAATAAGCACGGGATAAGAAGAGAAATAACTCCCCAGCAACCTAAAAAAACTGGAAGAAAAAAAGTTTAAGTATTTACAATGTGTCAGATTAGAACAAGCTCAAGTGATTTAGTTATTGATATGTCTAGAACAATTGATGATAGCGTTGATGTTGCAGAAGCTTCTATCTTTTAATTAATTTAACTAAAGATTAGGAATACAAAATGTATCTAGTAACTGGATCAGCTTCTGGCATAGGTAAATCTACCTATAGCTCACTAAAACAGACTGATTTAGTAACGGGTATAGATATATTAGAGTCTGATATGGTTTGCGATTTATCTATTAAAAGTAATATAGAAGATTTAGTCTCTAAAATAGCATCCATGAATCAGTCTATAGATGGAGTGGTCACCTGTGCTGGCGTGATAGGCGGAAGCAGTGTGATACCACTTAATTATTTTGGCTCAGTTAGACTTATAGAAAGTATATATAAGCAGTATGACAATGTTAATGCAATTTTAATAGGATCTATTATTTTTTCTCATACTAAGGTAAACCCAAAACTTATATCATTGTTACTTGATGATAAAGAAGAAGAAGCTATTTTATATTCAAAGGATAATCATCTTACTGATACTGAAGTATACGCATCTTGTAAATTAGCCCTTAATCACTGGGCGAGAAAATTTATTAAATCTAATTTAAACGCAAGAATAAATGTAATACATCCATCTCTAACAAAAACTGGCATGACAGAAGAATATATTAAGAGTGAAGTTATAAAGATTATTTTTGCCAATGATATTACAAAGGCATACATAGGTGGTCCTGAAGAAGTTTCTGATTTAATTTGTTATTTAATTAAAAATTCAAAAGCAGTTAATGGGCAATCTATATTTGTTGATAATGGTGTATATGAACACTAGGCTATTGCAAGATGGGTCAAATGTTGAATCGCTAGATTACCCAGTTGATCTTATAATACACACCAAGGCTCCATCCAAATGGAAAATAATAGACATGGAAACAGGAGAAGAGTACCTAGGTACTTCACTAGGACACCAAAAATATTCATCTATATTAAGAAATAAAGTTGTTTCTGGTAAGATAGGGTCGTGGATAAAAATTAAATTTAAGGAGGGCATTAATTATGAATGATATTAAAAATGAATTAAAGATTAGGGGACCAGAGTATCTGCTTCAATTACAAAAAGAACGTGGAGATAAATTCTTTTTAAATGTAGCCACCCCGTCGTCTGGATCAATCTTACCAAAACAATATCTATTTGCCTTTACACCAGAGCTTGTTGAAGAGATTTATATTAAAAAATATAAAAACTTTATAAAGTCTGGAGGGTGGCATATAATTAAAAAAGCTTTAGGAGAAGGTTTACTTACTAGCGAAGAGCCAATTCACCTGCACCATAGAAGGATTTTAAATCCTGCATTTCATATAAATAAAATTAATTATTATTTAGAAAAATCTTTATTGATCATAAAAGAAGAAACAGATAAATGGCTAGATAAAGAACTTATAGATATTGGCGAAGAGATGTTTTCCTTATCATATAAAGTATTAACAAATACAATATTTAATGATGATATTCTTGAGGAATCAAATGATCTCAAGACAATATTTTTTCAAATTTTAGCAAAAACTAGTCACGGTGAACACTCAAGCCCAGGTACCTTCCAAGAGATATCAGAAAAGCTTAATTCATTAATGTTAAAGGTTATTAAAAATAGAATTGAGAATGAAAGAGAAGAAAAGGATTTTATTGATCTACTAATAATGGCATCGATAGATGACGATAGCATATCTCTTCAAGACATAAGCGATGAGGTTATCACGATGCTCTTGGCAGGTCACGAGACAACTGCTAACACACTATCTTGGTGTATAGCTCATATGACTCAGTATGAAGACTACTGGGAACTCTTAATGGAAGAGTCTAAGAAAGTTAATGTTGGCAGTGATAGCATAGTTCATAGCATTAGAGATTGGAATATATCTAAATTTGCAATTAACGAAGCTCTGAGACTATACCCGCCAGTCTGGTTCAGTCCAAGAATGGCAATTGTAGACACCCAGGTTGGCGACACATTAATAAAATCTGGTACTAATGTAATATTAAGTTCTTTTGTAACACATAGAAGCGATAAGTATTTTAATAATCCAAATACATTTAACCCTATGCGCTGGGCTGGAGGCCTAGAAGAATCCTTGCCAGAAGGCGCATATTTCCCATTCCATTTAGGTCCAAGAAAATGTATAGGGTACCAATTTGCTATGGCTCAATCTCAAATGACTCTAATTGAGATGGCAAGTAAAATGAAAATAGAATTAGTGGGGGATTTCCCAAAAGGATTACCAATCGCTACATATAGACCAGAGGGCAAAGTAATGATAAAAATAAAAAAAAGAGACTTACAGTAAAATAATAGAAATGGTATAATATAAATATGTTTACAGACAATCCCAATATAGAACAACTTGCCCCTAAAGTTTGGGTTTACAGAAACTTTATTAATGGCAATTTATTAGAAAAAATAGAAACCTTATGTGCTGACTATAAAACTCCAGATACCATAGATCACAACGTCGACTGGTATAACAATAGAAGTACTAAGGTTATGCATGAGCTATTAGAAGTTTGGGAAATGGCTAGTGATTTAATATATCCAGAATTAGTGATGCACCCTCAAGCATTTTTCTTAGTTGGAAGAGTGGGAGATGAGGGTATGTTTATACACTCAGATGCCCCTGGAGAGCCTCATGATAATTGTGGGCCAATCTGTGGTGTTTGTGATATAGCATCATCTAGATTAATTGCAGAAGATAGATGGAACACTTGCTGCCGATTGCATTATGGATTAATAATTTATTTTGGTGAATTTGAAGGTGGAGAAATATTTTATCCACATGTAAAAAATGATGGAACCTGGGTCGGAGGAGATATTCCAATGAATGAGGGTAACGAGCTTAGAATCAAGCCAGGTCGTGGAGATCTTGTAATTCATGGATCTCATGATGATTACGCTCACGGTGTGAATCCAGTTTTAAGCGGTACAAGATTTGCATTCTCTAATTTTGTTTTGCCTACTACGGCAAACCCAGGAACCTTTTATTCATATAAATCAGATGAGTATAATGAACAAATTATAGAGGCCAAAAAAACTAATAACCTGCATAAATGGCTTACCCCAATCAATGGATTTAAATGGGAAGAGCCAGAAGAGGTTACTAAAGAAAAAGAGAACGGCATAAGTGGTGTTAGATACCACTAGCCTATTGACAAAACTGCATTTATTTACTATAATTACTATATGGTAACTATTATTGTTGTTGCAGTTATTGCTTATATAATAAGCGGTATTGCCATTCACAGAAAATATCTTCAGCTAAAGAGTATTAATTCTATAGTTGATGGTTGGCATGTAGATCCAGAGGTCCAAGAGATGCTAGCCCGACTTGGATCAGATTATAATGAAGATGGCGTACCGTATTGGGATGTAAAAGGAGATATAAATGAAACCACAAGTAATTGAAAATTTTATTGGTAAAGAGACCTGTGAATATATAAATTTGTATATGAAAGAGTCTAGCTTACTAGATTCAGGCGGAAGATGTATAATTTATGTAAATGAAGATAGCGGTTCAAATGCTGTTTGTATGGGATGGACCCCAGAAATTTTTTCCCTATTGAATTCCCTTGGTAGTAAAGGTATGCAAAATTCTTTGATATATGATCTATTTAATTTAATTGGTAAAAATATGTGCAGCGTGTTTGGTTTTAGCAATTCAGAAATAATATATGAAACTTCACATTATAAATGCTTTGGGGTAGAAAAAATTGGCACTGGTTTTGGTTCTGATAAAATTGGTGAAAACGGGCAAGATGCACATTGCGACCACTGGGGTGAGGGTGGAAAAATATACACAGCAGTTTTGTATTTAAACGATCAATATGAGGGTGGGGCTGTAACTTTTTATGAAAATCAAAAGTTAGATAATCCAATATCATACAGTCCAAAAACTGGGTCTTTAATACTTTTTGATGGATATACATCACATTCAGTTGAAAATGTTCTTTCTGGAGAAAGAGCTTGCTTTGTTTTACATATTCGCCATAAAGAATTGAAATAAGTAAAATGATTGACTGGTTGGTCAATAGAATGTTTAGATGGGATCCACTTCGCAAGGCGGTATTTGATGAAGTTCATATGTATGATGGGATAGCTAAGCGGATCGAAAAGTACAAAGATGAAGAGCCAACTAATCTTACATGGTCTGAAGGCGATACATGGTATGGCTGGACGTACAATAGTAACGCCAAGCGTTATTACTTTGACGACATTGGAAACATATCCCTCATGGGCTTATGGGAAGAGCAATGGCTTCATGAAACAGATAAAAGTGAGGTATAATTAATATATGTTTAAAATATGGAAAAACCCTATAAAATACTTGAAGTTTAAGAAAGCTTACAAAGCATTACTTAAATCTAATGCCGAGCATTTCCGTAAAGACTAATGCAACCAATAATTGTAGACGGCTTTATTCCAAAGGAAGTTGCTGAAGGCCTTAATAGTTTTTTGAGACCTCTTGTGACAGCAAACCCGCAGGGTGTATTAAGCAAGCAGCTCCACGTACCTTGGGAAAAAGAACTTGATAATTCTATTTATGAAATTGACAAAGCGGCTTATGCATTTTTAAATCAACTAATCCAATCTATAAAAGATGAAATTGACGTACCTAAAGATAAGATTTCTATTAATAGGGTGCTGTATCAAGTATTGAGACAAGGAGAAGGATTAGGTTACCATGCAGACGGATATGGCGGAGTAGAAGGTTATGGGGAAATTGGTCAATCAGCTTTATTGTATTTAACCAACGATTATGATGGCGGAGAAATTTTATTTTATGATGAAGATGTACCACAATCATATAAGCCTGATCCAGGGACCCTACTTCACTTTAGAGGAGATGAACACCATCATCATTCAGTCAATACAGTTATAAGTGGAGAACGAGCAAATATAATTTTATTTTTTGATGTAGCAAAATAAATATATACTTCTATATTGATTAATATAGATTGGCATAAGTGAAGCGAAAAAGTAGAGATGAATTTTCAATCTGAATCAAAACGCTCAGGAGATGAGTTCGAGGACCTTGTCCTACAAGATCTTAAAGAGCGTGGATTTAATAATATAAAAAAGAACGTATATATGCCTGGGACTGGCTGTGAAGTTGATTTTGTTGGGTCTGGTAATAATATGCCAACACATCACGTCGAAGCAAAAGGCGGGAAACACGATGATAACAAAAGACCAGGTGCTCAAAGAACAGATAATGTTAAGAAGGCAATCGCAAACGGATCATTAATTAAAGCATTATACCCAGAGACATATTACATCATATACTTTTCAGCACATCCAATAGCGGATAGCTATTCAGAGCATATGATCAATACCGCAATTAAGCATAATTTAATAGATGAAGTTAGATACATTGATTATCATGATAAATATAGCAATGAGTTAACTCTTGATTTTAATGCTGTCTCACATAATGAGATTATTACAGATGGACATATAAACTCAAAATACATTAAGATTAATGATACAATAGATACATGGAAAACATTGAATTGAGGACTAGTGGGTATATTAGATAACCTTGAAGCCTATCTAGAAAAAGCGGAAAATAGAGAATCCTGTCATTTCTGTCAAGGAATGGCTAAGTATGATGATATAGCTGAAATAGATATAAATAGATATGATATGGTAAGCGTATGTGAGCGTCATGCATTCAAAGGATTGAGTTCTTAGTCTATTGACTAAACACTGGGAAGATAAATCCCAATGGATCACACATTGCCCCGTATGCTTTTGTGCAGTCACACATCAATTATATGACTTTCATATGCAATATCATGAGAATTTGACCGCAATTAGTGAAGTCGAAAAGTAGAGACCCCTTGTCAGTACCTGACATAAATGCTATAATAAATATATGTTAAAGAGCTTAGAGATACCTGATCCATTTGCTGTATTTGTGGCACACAAATATGCCAATTTTAAGGGAGCTAAATACGACTTCTTTAGCGGTGAATGGGACATGGCATGCGGTGCATGCGAAGAGCCATTAAACGCTCCAACTAAGAAGATATTAACTAAGATCAGGCTATATCATACTCGTAATGAATGTCTTGGGGGATACTAATGAGCGATGCAATGTGTACTAAATATGGATGTGACTATAAGCTAGACCTTGATGGTCAAGTAACATGTTCCAATTGTGGGGCTATGGGCGATGATATGCCTAATCCACAATCAGCAGATAATTCGGTTTTTGAAAGACAAATAGACTTTGAGTAGGGGCGGTAAATGTAGATGATATGGTCATGGATATTAGCCATTATTGGAGTAACGGGAATTTACTTTGTAGGCAGAAAAGATATTTGGGGATGGTATGTCCTTCTATTTAATGAGTGTCTATGGATGATCTATGCTATTACTACTGAGCAGTATGGATTTATATTCTCAGCGATTGCCTATGCAATAGTTTATATTAGATCATATATACATTGGTCTAAAGAACCTATAAATGATATTCATCTATAATGGCTAAAAAGAAGAAATATAAAGGCATGTCTAGGGCATCTATTGCTGCTGAAAAGCAGAAGAGCCTATCGGATATTGAAAAGACTAGACGTAAGCTTGATGCAATTAAAGGGCGGGAACTGACAAGTATAAGACTTTCAGCCAATGATATGATAGAACTTAATAAGGCAATACAAGACCTAGATAGGAATAAAGCATTGATTGAAGATACATATATGGGAACACCTGGACAAAAAGCTTCAACTTGGACTAGGAAATAATGGAGTCATTAGCAGCTTTAGCAATCATAGTATTTTGGGTACCAATAATTATATTAATTGCATTTGTTATTGCGGTGCGTAAAAAATGAATAAGTTTGAATCATCATATAGCAAATACGCTAAGAATGAGCCTTATAAGGTAGCCTGCAGCGAATGTAAGATCCTATTTTATAAAGCTAATGATGACCCATTTGTATGTCTGGAGTGTAACACAAGATGAAAAAATTATTAATAGCTGATTTAATTAAACAGGTTCAAGAAGAGATCCCAGTACCTGGAGATTTGGAGGATGCAGGCATTGAGAATGCTATCCACCTACCCAATATTGGTATTGCAACATATGAGCATAACCC